CACTACGGGGTTCACCGACGAGATCGCGATGGGATCGGTTTCATTTGATCGGTGGCGTAATAGTTGGATGATGAACGCCTCACGGACTGTTCAGACGCGTCCCACTGTTGTCGCGATCGGCCCAGATAAATCTGTGAACCTGGGGTCGCCGTCGAATGGCCTTTACACCGTCACGGGCGATTACTTCGTAGCGCCTGTCTCCATGGTCGAAGACACCGATATCCCCGTTGGGTTGCCGACGCGGTATCACATGCTGATCGTGTATCGGACGATGATCAAATACGGTTACTACGACTCAGCAAGCGAAGTCCTGCAACGCGGCACCTACGAGAACAACGGCATGTTCGCGCAGCTGGAGGCGCAGTATGCGCCGAGGTTCCGGCGGGCGGGGGCTTTGGCGTGAGTCGTGACGCGCCGATGTTCGGTGATCCCAAAGGGCCATGGATCAGGACATTCGCATGGCGCCCGCGCTTCACGTTTGATGGAGGGCATGTGTGGCTGCGCTGCATCTGGAAGCGTCACATTCACAAGCACCATTACTTGGATGGCGGGGTGGACTGGTGGTGGCAATATCGGCGGTTCGCGCCTTGATCCTACTCCGCCGCCTTCTCCACAGCAGCCCGCAGGTTCATGGCCCCGCGATGGCGCCGCAGTTTAGGCCATTCTTGGTGCAGGATTGGCTTCATGACCTCGGGCATGTCCTCAATCGCGTAGATGGCTTCCTGCAAGTTAGGGGCCTGAACGCCGATCGCGACTACGAGCGAGGATATCAGCGCGGCGATAACGTCGGTCTCGGTGTGGCCGCCAAGCGTGGCCTGGATGGCGTGGAAAAGTTGGTTGCGCGGGTTCATGGTGCGGTCCTTCTATGGCTTCGCTGATGAATACACCGATTCAGGCATTGGCTCCAGAGGATGCGGCGTCAGTCGGGCCGGCGCAGGCTTACACCTCGACCAAGGACGCCATTGATCAGTGGATCGAGAACCAACGGGCGCAATCGGCGGCGCAAGGGATGTGGGATCCCGTGACGAACCTTCCCACGCTGAAGGGTATGCACGAGGCGGTTCAGCAGCTTGGGTATAATTTCGAGGGTGGTTTGAAGCCTAAGGGGTTGCTCAATGCCCCGATAGGTGAAGCCGTCCCCGGTCTCGCTGATCGCATATCGACCAGAGTTCCAACAGCCGTTGGCAGCGATAATCCGCACCTTAACGCGGATCTGATGGTTGGCCTGGAAAGCAGCCAGAATTCACCAGCGGCGTTTCAGAAGAACGCGAATCTGATCAGAACTTATCCCGATATCAGAACTGAGGGAATGCCAGACGCCGCTGCGGTTTCCGAGGGATTCATCAGTCATTTGAAGGACAATCTTCTCGCGCTCCACGACTCAATTCCTCCTGAAATCAGAGCCCGTGCTCAGCAATGGTATGAGGGGGCGAATACGATTGCTAATCGTATGTCGGAACAATACGGCATCTCGCCACGATCGGCCGCAGCGACTCTCGCCGCAAACAACAACATTATCTCTCCCAACTCGCCCAATGGTGATGTGACTATCGACACCCATGCCATCGCGGCGGGCCATATGCGACCCCTCGGAGGAAATGATCCAATAGTAGAGGCTGGACTGGGGATGTCTCCCGCTTCCTCCGCAGCCGCGACCGGTAGTCGGGGCCTGTATGGCCTCTATGCCGAGGCCTACCGTCGCGCCGCCGCTCAGGCGGGGATCCTACCCCGCCAAATGCAGTCCATCACGTGGGAGGGCGTCCGGGGTTTGTTCTCGCCAGAGCAGAAGAGAAATGCTAATCTCGTGAACTCGGTAAACGGGATTTGGGACCAATATCGGCAAGGACAAATAGATGCCCCTACAGCCAGGACCGCAATCACCGAACTTGCGGGAGGAATTAACGCGCCTGAGTGGACAGGACGGAGTCCTTAGATGGATGCTGTCCAAAAACGTCCCGCTCGACCGCGAGACATACCTCGATCTTGCCTACGGAGGCGAGCGGCCGGCGGAGTGGACGGCGGAGCACGAATTAGAGGTGCCCGAGCCGTTCAGGACGAGGACAACGCAACCGGCCTAACAATCCGGTCGGTCTCCGATAGTGGGACCGACCATTGAACGCCCAAGCCAAAATCCAGCTTCCGCCGGTCAAGTATGAAGCGGTCCAGTTGGGCGGCGGGTCCACCTCCATGGGCCAAACATGGCCGGGGGGATTGGACCTCACGACCCCGAGCCTACGGCTCCAATCTGGCGTCCTCATCGACGCGCTGAACTTCGAGTGCGCCCAGAGCGGCGGTTACGCCCGCTGCACCGGCTACGAGCGCGTTGACGGTCGCGCGGCGCCCTCGGATGCCATCTTCACGATCATTCAGCTTGAGGGGTTCATCAATACCCCGGAACTCGGTGACGTGGTCACGCAGGCCGTGAGCGGCGCGACGGGCACTGTTATTGCTGTTGTCTCCACTAACTCGACAAACTGGGACGCCAGTTTCTGGGACAATTTCGTCTGGGATTCAAACCTCGGTTATATCGTCGTGACGCAAGTCACGGGGATTTTCGATGAAACGCACGATCTGACGACGTCGGGGCCGGCGATCGCGGGGAATGTGACGTTGGAGGACGGCTCCGGAGACTGGCTCTGGGAGAACGGCGACACGATCGCATGGGACGACACGACGTCGGGATCAGTCCTTATTGGCACTGCGACGGAATTGACCGTCTTCCTCGATGCCCAGACCAAGGCGATCTACAAAGCATTGGCGGCTGACGTCTACAGGGCACTGATCGGCGCCGTGCCGGGGTCTGGTAAGATCCTCGGGGTTCTGGCGATGAGCCTGCCGGCGGTCCTGGAAGGCAATCTCCAGATGGAGGATGGCTCTGGGAACTGGCTTTGGGAGGACGGAGACACGATCGCATGGGATGGTGTGACGACCGATTTCTTTGGCCGCGCCGATAGCCTCTTCGCGTTCCGTGCCGATGTCGGGAATACCGCCGTCGCGATTTACAAGGCATCGGATACCGGTTGGACTCTGGTACCCCTCTACAACCTCGTCAGCTTCACAGCCGGAGGAACGGCGGTCCCGCTCGATGGCGACATACTCACTCAGGGCGGCGTCACGGCCACGATCAAGCGTGTCATGTGGCAGTCCGGGGCATGGACCGGGACGGCGGTTGGCCAGTTCGTCATAACCAACCCGGCAGGCGGGAATTTCACGGCCGGCGCGGCTCACACGACCAGCACGGCAACAGTTACGCTGTCAGGCGTTCAAACCGCGATCACGCTCGCCCCTGGCGGACGGTTCGAATTCGTCAAAACCAACTTCAGCGGGGACATCCAGACGCGCCGCGCTTATGGGTGCGACGGGGTCAACAAGGCGTTCGAGTTCGACGGCGACACGTTGGTTCCGATCAGCACGGGATTGATGCCCGATGTGCCGAGCCATATCACGGCGCACAAGAACTACCTGGTTGTCTCGCAAGGCAGTTCCATTCTCGGCAGCGCCCCTGGCCTGCCGTTCAAGTGGTTGGCGACGGACGGGGCATGGGAGATCGCGACGGGCGACGTCGTCAACGCGATGCAGACGCTACCGGGTGACCAGAGCACAGCGACACTCGCGGTCCTGCTGAAAAGCAACACGGCGGTTCTCTACGGGACCGACACGACCACCTTCAATTTTGTTGTTCTCAACACAGGCGTCGGCGCATTACCGTATACCGTGCAGAACCTGTTTGATGTCTGCATGCTGGACACGCTGGGGGTCGTCACGTTACGCGCGACATTGAACTTCGGCAATTTCTCATCGAACACGTTAACCAAGAATATTCTGCCGTTCATCCAACGGGAACGCAGTAAGGTCACAGCATCGACCATAAGCCACGAAAAAAGCCAATACCGTCTGTTCTTCAGCGACGGGTTCGCGCTCTACTGCACAGTCGTCAATCAGCAATATCTTGGCGCCATACCTCAGCAATTCCCTAATCCCGTGAATGTGACGGACGAGACCAACCTCCTCGATGGTAGCGAGGCGATCTATTTCGGCTCCACGGATGATAACGGATACGTCTACCAGTTTGAAAAGGGCACCAGCTTCGACGGCCGCGACATCGGCGCCTATTTCGTCACCTCATGGGATCCGATCAAATCCCCGCGTGTGCTGAAGCGGTTCCGAGCCGCGTCGATTGAGGTCCAGGGCGAAGGATACGCGGCGATCCAATATGGCTACAACATCGCTTATGCCAATCCGTTCGTGCAGCAACCGTTCGCGGTAGCAGCGGCGCTCAATCTGAGTCAACGTGCATATTGGGATAGTTTCACGTGGGATGAGTTCGTTTGGGATGGGTTACAATTGATGCCGACTGACGTTTCAGAGGTTGGGACAGCGGAGAACATCCAGGTCGCTATATCATCAGCCACGAACTACATGACGGCGTATACGATTGATTCGATCATTCACCATTACACACCCAGAAGGGGAATGCGCGTATGAGTTATTATTCTCCCACGGGAAACCCCGGCACCTCTGCTGCTGGCCTGTCTGCTACGATTCGTGCTGAGTTCGCGGCGATTGCCGCTGGGTTTGCGTTGCTGCCGAATTTCGCTGGTAATGCGAACAAAATCGTCGTGGTCAATTCCACGGGAACGGCCTTAACGGTAACATCATCGCCAGACTTTGGATCACCAACATTCGACACACTGCATGTGACAGGGGCCGCTACGTTCGATAGTTCGATAAACGTAAGCGGAATCGCCACATTGGGCTCGCTGCACGTCACGGGAACCTCGTTGTTCGATAATAGCATTCACGTCAACGGCATTCAGGATGGGTCTGGGGGGCAAGTTTCTATCTTAGGCGGTGTGGCGATTACGTCGGGGAATTTAAGCGTCTCTGGAAGCGGTTCTTTCACAGGCGCTTTAACCGCTGGAACCACGATCACCGCGACCAATCAGATAACCGGTGGATCATTGCACGTTACAGGAACTTCATTTCTTAATGATGTTAACGTGACCGGGGTTATGCCAGCGTCTGCGACAGGCGTCTCGACGCCGACCCTGGAAAATCTGCCGACGCTCGATTTCCTTGGTTCCACCATCAATTTTCAACGCAAGGTCACCACTGGCGCGCCGCTCTACAGCGGGGTTCGCGTGTTTCTGGAGAACCTGTCGTCCGGCTTCACCGTGGAGGCGTGGGGCGGCTACGCGGCCATGCCGGCATTCTATACGCAGGCCACGTCTCATGCGGGAAGTAACGGATCGACAGTGGCTTTTCAGGCTAACCTTCTTAGCCAAGGAAATAACCCTTTTGTCAGCCAGGATGTGGCTGGTGCATTCACTGTGGTTAAAACAGGTCAAAATTCCACCTGGGGCATCGCGGTGCAATCGCAGGATAACACCGGCCTCGCTCCCGGCGCATTCGCTTCCAACGGTGCGGAGCTCGATATTCTGGCCAACGGTCCAGACAGTCCTCAGTCATACTATGATTATACGCTGGCCAATCGTACAGGTCTGTTCATCGCGGCGAAGAACAATCCGACGAACACCTGGTCCTCCAATCACGCTTTCGATATCGGAACAATTGTCCTGGGAACGCCATCAGCTGGGGTGTCAACGTGCTATATAGCGCAGAACGCTGGCACGACTGGGTCATCCATGCCGACATGGCCCACCAGCGGCAGCTTCGTGGATGGCACCATTACATGGCAAACCGGTGTTGCCAACGCAATGACGCTGGGCACCGGTATTTATGTCGGCGCCCCGACGATCAATACTGTCTTTGGGTCCGACGCGGTAATCGGTAACGCCGGTATCGACTTTTCCAAGGGGTCTTTGGCCGATCCGGCCACGGGCGCGGGTATCAGGTTGCGCTCGGACATGGGGATTGATTTTACCGGCAACGGCACGGCTATGGGCAAGAACCAACGGGTGCTGCTCTATTCTAACTTTCTCGCCGCGTTGATCTATCAGACACCAGCCGGTGTCGTTACCGCATGGAACAATGACACGTCGTTCCAGATCAATGGCCGGGTTTTGATAGGACCAGGCCCGAACGGTAATCTCGCGGGCATCAGCACGGGTTTCAGCGATGTCGGGTTGACGATCGGGCGCAATCAATCGACTTTTGGCGAGATCGACATGATCACCGGGTCGGGTGGCATTATGTTCTCGGCAACGAACGGTTCCGGCGTGGTGGGGGCCGGTTACCTGACGGCAAGCGCCGCTGGTGTGAGTTTACCTGGCACGCTGACCGCCGGTAATATCGTCTACGGGGTGCCTCCCGGCGGATCGATCCAGGCCGCGATCGACGCTTTACCCTCAACGGGAGGCGAGGTCCGCTTATCGCCTAATACGACCTATGTGATTACCACGGGTATCGTCTCGACAAAGGATAATGTGCATATTTCAGCGCCGGGGTGGGGCACGGTTATTCAGCGAGGGGCATCCATGGGCGGCTCCACGCCGCAACAGAGGACCGTGTTGCAGTTGAGTGGTATGGGTTGCCTGGTTGAGGGGATGACGTTTGACGGGAATGGGTCCGCCAACATAACCGGGTATGCGGAGATATTAGTCTCTGGAACACATTCTCGTGTTACCGGGGTCCAGGTGATAAATTGTGCCGGTGAAATCAATATCGGAGTTTCTGGGTCTGACAGTCGCGTGGATCATTGCACGGTCGTGGGGTTTGGTATTCTTTCCACTCTTCGGTGCTACGGGATATGGGGCATCCCAGGCAGTCACAACCGACTTCAGATAGACAATAACGTCGTGACAAATACGAATAACGACGGGATTGGCGCATCAGGCTCTGGGGCGACGATAAGTGGGAATACGGTTTCCGGTTGCCATTGCTATTTGCTTAGCGGCGGCGGGCAGATCCAGATTTATCCGAACACTGACGCTGATGCGTCTGTCATTGTAGCGGGTAATCATATCGGGCAAGGAGGCGGGGCGTTTGCCAGCGGCCTCATTCTTTTTGGGAATAATATAACCGCCACAGGCAATACGATCATTAATCAGTATGGTGTCGGCATTGGTCTGGAAGATGGAAACGGGTTCACCATAACGGGAAACACCATCCTCAATACCGGCCTCGATATGAGCGGGACGCAAGATGGCATCGTCATAGGCGGCGTCAACGACTTTGTCATCAGTGGCAATACGATCGGGGACAATCAACTGACGCCGACCATGCAGTGGGCAATCAATGTCACGTCTGGTGTGAGTGGTCGTTATACGATCGTTGGCAACGAGTGTGGTCCTTGCACGAATTCGAGTGTCATACACGATGCGGGGACGGGGACTGCCAAGGTGGTTGCTAACAACGGGGGGGTTCCACCGTTTGACTTCGTTAATGTCCCGGCTTTAGGCATTCGTTATAACACGGCAAATTCCATCGCGTTCCAGTGGAACGGAAGCAATGTACAAGTCTACGTGGATGGCACCCTCCATGGTACCATTCCATGAGCGGCACCCTCTCTCAGGTTCCTGGCCTGAACACACCCTCGATCCCGCCGCTGTTCCAGCCGCCGGGGACGGCCCCGACTGCTGCGCCACCACCACTGGCGCAGGTAACCGGGACACCTGCGCCGCCGCCCACGCAGGCTCCTACTGGTCTGCTCAACGCGCCGATATCCACGACTACACCGCCCACCATATCGCCACCTACAGCCGTGCCAGGAGGCGGCGCACCGCCAGTCGCGACATACAACCCGGCCACCGCGACGGCGACCAAGGCCGATGCGAGTGGCTATACAGCGGCGCCGTTCACGGTAGCGCCCAATCAGACAGTCAGCGATCAGATCCAGCACATCATTGCCGCCGGCTCGCCGCTGATGCAGCAGGCGGAATCGAACGCGCGCAACCAGATGCAGCAGCGTGGGTTGATCAATTCCACGATGGGCATCTCGGCAGGCCAGAGCGCGCTCTACAACGCCGCCACGCCTATCGCGACGGCGGACGCGAACACCTACAACCAGGCGATGACGAACACCGTCACGGCGCAGAACAAGGCCGCGGCGGACCTGGCAACGGCACAGAACACGGCCTCGCTGGCGAATTCGCAGACCGGCACGCAGAACGCACAATTCAACGCGGCAGCGGCGAATACGGCGGGGCAGGCGGCGGCTGGTGCATCGAACACGCTGCAAAACACGTTGGCGCAGATCGCGGGGTCGAAGGACGTAGCGACGATCCAAACCACGTCTGCCCAGACAATCGCGCGCATTCAATCCGACACCACACTGAGCGCGCAGGATAAGCAGGACCAGACCAATCAAATCCTGGCGCAAATCCAGCAACAAACAACTTGGACAAACACCGATAAGGCAAACGCTTCCGCGCAGGCGATTGCCCAGATCCAGGCCAGCACGACGCTTTCGGCCACGGACAAGCAGGCTGCTTCGGCGCAGATCATCGCGCAACTGAATGCGAATACCAATCTGACGATCCAGGACAAGGCGACACAGTCCGCGCAAATCATCGCGCAATTGAACGCCAACACAAATCTCAGCGTCCAGGACAAGCAAGACCTTACCACGCTGGCGGTGCAATCCTCGCAGACCGCGTTGCAAACTTACCTGGGCGATCTGTCCGCAGACACGCAAAAGACCATTCAGCAGCGCTCGGCAGACGCCACGGCGGCGCTGGCGGCGGTAAACAATGTGAGTGCGCAGGCAATCGCGCGGATCCAGAGCGATACGACTCTGTCTGTCACGCAACAGCAGACCCAGACCCAACAGCTTATCGCGGGGGCGAACAACCAGAACGCCGTCACGGTGCAGGCCATGGTGAACGCCGCCGCGCTACAGAACATTCAGACCAATGGCGCGATCAACAAAGATACGCAACTCGCAATCACGAACCTCACGAACAACAACAAGACGCTGTTGCAGACATCGCAGGGCGCGGCGCAGCTTTACAACCAGGCATTGGCCAACATCCAGGCCATCATGACGAGTCCGAACCTGAACACGCAGCAGCAGGCGGACGCGATGAACAACACCGTGGCGACGTTGAATGCGGGACTGGCGGCGTTCAGTTCGATCGCTGGTAATCCGGACATTCAATCGACTTTGACTTTCGGACAGCCTGCCGCGGGTTCCAGTGACACAGCCGCGAACAGTCAGGCGATCAAAGACTTCTATCAACAGACCCTCGGTCGCGCACCATCCGCCGGCGACCTTCAGGGCGACCTCGCTGCGATTGCGAGCGGTCAGACGCTCGACCAGATTCGTCAGAGCATCACCAATTCACCGGAAGCGCAGCAGCACAAGGCGGCGTTGAACGTCGCGAACACGAACACAATCACAAACCTCTATCAGCAAACCCTCGGCCGAGCGCCATCCGACAGCGATCTGCAAGGCTGGCTTTCAAGCGGCCAAACAATCGACCAGATCAAAGCCGCCATCGCCGCGTCGCCCGAGGCACAGCAGCACCAGGCTACGCTCACGACGCAGAACACGAACGCCATCAACCAGGCATTCCAGCAAAACCTCGGTCGTCAGCCAACCGCCGCCGATTTGCAATACTACCTCGGTCAGATTGCGAATGGATCGACCCCCCAGGCGCAGGCTAATGCCATCGCCCAATCGGCCGATGCACAGGCTTACCGGACGGCGAACACAAACACGATCACGACGGCATTTTACAACGATCTTGGGCGCTTACCAACGCAAGCCGATCTTACCTATTATATGGGCCAGATCGCCAATGGTCAGACGGCCGCCTCTCTCGCCAATTCAATCGCTCAGTCGCCAGAGGCGCAAACTTATGCGGCGAGCAGGAACAAGGGCGGCCTGATCAATCAGCCGGTCACGACGCAACCGAACCAGCCGGTTCAACCGACACAGCCTACACAGCCGACGCAGCCAACCCAACCAGCACAGCCGACGACAGACTATACAAACCAACTGACGTCGGTCTTCCAGACTAATCTCGGCCGCTCGCCGGATGCTGCTGGCATGCAATATTGGAACAACCAGATCAACAGCGGGGCTGTGACCTACGATCAAGCGGTTAATGCAATCCGAAATTCGCCGGAAGCGGTAACCCACGCGAACACTGGTGTGATTACCAACGCATTCCAGCAGCAGCTAGGTCGCCAACCGTCAGCCGCCGATTTGCAATACTATCTCGGTCAGATCGCGAATGGTTCGTTCCCCAATGCGGCGGCGGCGGCGGACTCAATCCGGCAATCACCGGAAGGTCAGCTAGGGCAAGCGTATATGACCTATCTGCACCGCGTGCCAGATCAGCCGGGGATGCAATATTGGCTTAATCAAGTGAACAGCGGGGCCGCGACACTTCAACAGGCAATCCAGGCAATCCAGGCGGCTGGGGCGAATTTGTGACGCCGTTCGTCATATTCGCACTTCCGCGGTCCCGGACCTACTGGCTCTCGGTCTTCCTGACCTACGGCGGTCACACATGCGCGCATGATGAAGCTCTGCACGTGCGCGGCGTCGATGACGTTCAGGCATGGTTCAGCCAGGAGCGCGTTGGATCCGTGGAAACCGCCGGCGCCTATTTTTGGCGTCTCGTGCGCGACATCCGGCCGGACGTTCGTATCGCCATCGTCCGCCGGCCGGTCATCGAGGTCATTGAAAGCCTGATGGCGACCGGCCTTCCATTCGACCGCGCCACGCTCGCGAACCGGATCGGACGGATCAATCGCAAACTCGACCAGATCGAGAGGCACATCCCAGACGCTCTTTCGGTTTCGTACGCCAATCTTGCTGATGAGGACACGTGCGCGCGGTTGTTCGAGCATTGCCTTGGCGAGAAACACAATCACACCTGGTGGGAACGGTTAGCGCCGATCAACCTCCAAGTGAACCTCGCGGCACAACAGGAATACATGGCGGCTTATGCGTCGCGTCTCCATCTTGCCGAGACCGCGTGCGTTAGACGGATCAGGTTCGGATTGCTGGCTGGGAAAGTCCGGCACGGCCCGCTGGATGAGCGCGGCATCACGATTCAGGAAGAGCGCGCGGAGACATTCTACCGCGACGGCCAGCACTTGTTCAGCGAACATTGCCTCGCGGTGGGGGAGCCGGAAGATGAATGGAAGCGCAAGAACATTCCGATGATGTTTCAACTGGAAAACGGCGGCTTCGTCCAGTGCGTCACGGCGCGTTCGAATGGCCGGATGCTGGCATATCTCGCAACAATCGTTGGGCCATCACTCGAAGCGGAGAACCGGATCAGCGCCACGCAGACGCTGTTCTTCTCGTCGCGGGACGCGTTGGGGATGAACCTCGGGGAAAAGCTTCAGAGTATGTCGATCAATCTGCTCCGCGCTCGTGGGGTTTACGAGGTAATCATGCGTGAGGGCGTGCGCGGCTCGGGGCCGAAAATGGGTGTGCTGGCACGCCGTTTGGGCGCGCAGCCGTGGGGCAATCTCCACAGACTTCAGTTGCAGGAGGCCTGAATGGGTGCTGGCGCGGGCCTCGTTGCTGGAATAACCGCCGCATTTGCCGCTGCCGACGCGGCGACAGTGGCCGCCATAGGCGTGACATTGACCACGGTATTCGAGGTGACGACGGCAGTTGGCGTGGGGTTATCCGTGATCGGCGCCGTCACAGGCAACCAGACGCTCTCCAAGGTCGGGATGGGGCTCGGTATCGTGGGCGGCATTGGGTCGCTCGCCGGCGCGGTGGGGGCGTTCGGGGCGAGCGCGGCAGCGGATGCCGCTGGTGGTGCGGCCGGCGCGCTCGAGGGTCCGACGTTGGGTGGTGCGACGCTTGACGCTACCGCAGGTGCGGGGGCCTTGCAGGGGCCGTCTGCGCTCGGCGGCACGATTGATGCGCTACAAGGCCCGACCGCCGGAGGCGCCACACTGGACGTCGCGACAGGGGCATTGCAAGGCGGCGCGACGGCGGCGGCGGGAACAACGCCAGACATCGTTGACACCATGGCCGCGCTTCAGGGTCCGACCACGACGGGCGCCACGCTCGATCAGGTGCCGAATGATTTGATCACGGCGAGTTCGCAATCGGAAGATACGAGCGGCCTTACCGTTGCCGGCGCGCAAGCGAATGCAAATCCGGTCCCAGTTGAACCGACGACCCCTGTGAACCCGGCACCAAATCCATTGACGCCCCCTGCGAATCCAGCGCCGAACCCGCTTCCGACCGACACAGGCGACATGATCGGCACCCCGCCGCAGCCGCCCAACAACCTCGGCACCACGGACCCGATAACCGGCCAGAATGTCACTGCCAATGTCGATGCGGCGACCGGCAAGATTGTGTCGTTACCCGATGAAAAATCAACAGGTGTCGGCGGCTTGCTCGACTCGATCATCGGCTACGGCGAGAAGCATCCAATGGTCGCGCTCGGTGTCATTCAGTCTGGCGCATCGTTCCTGAAGGGTCTGACCGATACCATCACGCCAGCGCAGATCACGGCTTACAACGCACAGGCCGCGAACAACAACGCACAGGCTGGGTTGACCAACTTGCAAGCTGCCAACCTTGCGGCCCCGAAGGCGACGGCGCTGCCGCAAGTGACTGGCGCTCCCGCACCGTTGACGCCGCCGGGTGTGACGCCGCCAGGGATCACGGCTACGCCGCAACTTGGTCTGTTGAACCAGCCGCGTGTGCAGCCGGTGACGGGGGCGGTGGCGTGAGCGACCTCAAAAACCCACTCCTTCGAGCCGCCGTAGACCAGATCGAAAGCCAACTCACCCCGGAGATTCGGGATGCCTATTTGCGCGTTGTCGTGGCAGGCACGCAGGCCGGATTGGACAAAGGGCCTGACGGCATTCTCGCATCTCTGAAACTGAGCAAGGATCCAATCTCCGACGCGGCCAAGGGCGCAGTCAACCTGGCTCTGATGCTTCGCAAGCATGCGGAAGATCTCGCGAGGCAGAGAGGCAATAATTTGGACGTAATGCCGCTGAACGCGATGGTTCTGGCGGCCTACACGCTGATGTTCACGGCACTGGACTATATCGACCGCATCAAACTCGTCGCGGTGGGCAAACCGGAACTCGACCGCGCGGCGCATGTCTTCACGAACACGCTCTATGCAGGCCTTGGGATCACGCCAAAAATGCTGGTGCAGGCGACGCAGCGCGCACACGCGGCCGTACAGAACCCGGCGATTCAGGCAAAAATGAACCTCAAAGCCGGCGTCACGTCGCATCCGAACGTACCGCCTCCGCCGCCCCCTGGCGCGAGGACGCCGCTCATGGGAATGCCAGCGGCGTGAGCCTTCTAAATGCCGCTGTCACTGATCCATTGGCGCCCATGGGATACGGGCCGTTGATAAGTCAACCCGCGCCACCGCCGCCTCCTGTTAATCCGGATTTCAGTCGCATTCAGGCTGGGCCTCGCGCTAATCACATGGCGGAGGCGGATGCCGCGATGAGCCTGACACCTGAGGAAAAGTTCCTCTACAATACGCATCTTCAAAACCTGAACGGCCCTGGCAAAATCGTGCATCCCGATGGGTCGATTTCCAGTTTGTTGCAGATGTCGTTTGAGAGTAACGGCAAGATTTACAACATCCCAACTGTGTGGAACGGGAAACAACTGGAACCGGACGAGGCGATCAAGGCAGCCGTAAGCGTGGGGCTCAACAAGTTTCCATCGTATAACAGCGAGGATGAAGCCGAGGCGCGGTATGATGCGATGCACGGTTTTCTTGAGAGGGACACCGGCGACTTCATGGCGGGTGCCAAGGGCCAATGAGCTTGATGAGCGGAATCGGCGCCGGCATAGGCAGCCTCGGAACGTATGCCGGGAAAGCCATGACGGACCTGGCGTTGGAGGATCGCACGCCATTGCTGAGCCGTCCGGCGGCTCCCGTGGTGGCAACGGAGCCGACGCCCGCTGCTCCTGCTGCCGCACTGGAACCGACCGCCGGCAGCAACTCCGGATCGGTCGATGACGCCACCGCCGCACGCGCCAAGCTGGTCGTCGAAGGCCTTGTGGCGCGCGGCATGAAGCCTGCCGACGCTATCGGTTTCGCGGCCAACGCGGTGAAAGAGTCGGGCGCCAACCCGCAAACTGGCGCGGGGGATGCGGGTGCCTCGCATGGGCTCTTACAATGGAATGGCGATCGGCTGGCGGGATATGTGCAGAAGTTTGGGCATGCACCGGAGCACGGCACCCTGGATGAAAATCTCGACTTTATCATGCACGAGTTGTCTGGACCTGAAGCGTCCGCTTGGAAAATGATCCAGGCCGCGCCCGATGATCCGATGGCACGCGCGGCGGCGATCTCGCAGCACTACGAGCGGCCGAAAGACACCGCGAACGAGATCGCGCGGCGGAGTTTGATCGCGAACCAGTTGGCGAGCCGGTTTGGAGTGATTTAATGTCACTGATGAATGCCTTCTCAAGCCTCGGCGGCGCGGTCGCGGATACGGCCGGCGCGGGGATCAAGGAACTCCAGCGCGCGGACACGCTGAACACGTTGCAGCAGGGGCAGCAGCAGTTCACCGGACAGCAGAACGATTTAAACCGGGCGGCATCCGTCAATTTGGAGAAGATGAGGTCAGGCGCGGCGCAAGACCTGGCGAGGCTGGTCGCCCAGCAACAGGAAGCGGCTTCTACGTCTGAGATGAAGAATCTACGAAGTGGTGCCACCGCCCAAACGTCAGCAATTGGTGTGGCCGCTGAAATAGCCAAACTTCGAGAAGCGGCGGCGCTTGCGAACGACGCGGACACCCCTGAAATTAAGCTGTTGCGCGAAACAGGCGGCCTTCCCGCGAGAAACGCACGGCAGGCGTCACCTTCGCCTGCCAGGACGGGTGCTGCGTCGGGCCAAGCGTCTCCTGCCTTCGTTGATTCTGGCTCGTTTACAGACGCGGATACTCCCCTATCCGGAGGAGGCTCATCTTCTTCTGCTTCCACCACGGGAAATGCGACAGGGGGTGGCCCAGACCTGACCAACCCTCTCGTGCGGAAGGGATATGGCCGATCCCCAATGGGTTCAGACGAGGATTTGAAATATTCCATCAGAAGTAGCCTGGACACTGATCCTCTTTGGGCTAATGCGTCTGATAATGAGAAGAACATAGAGACCGCGAAGCAGTTTCAGGTCATATCCGGTAAGCTTGGGGCTCCGGAAGACCTCGACGCGATGGCAGACGCGATTGCCCACTATAAGCTACCTGTACTGACCGCGCGTGCCGCCATGATGGAAGGCGGACCGAAGTTGGTTGCGTCCGTTTTGAAAAAGAATCCGGACTTCAATGATACGATCTACGACACCGTTAAAGAAACCCAGAAATCCATTGTCCCCGGAGGCAACAACTACCTACCCATACAAGCCATGGAAACATCCCTCGGGCATGCCGACCATTTTCTGAAAATAGCGCAACAACTCGGAAATTCTCAAGGTGGTAACTGGGTTAATATATTCCCAAATAAGATCGCAAAAAACACCGGGCAATATCCGCTTGTTAACGCCTTGCAAATGACTGCGTATGCCATGGCGGAAGAAGGGAACAGGATTTACGCCGGAAATGCTGGAACACAGGATGCGATCAACCATTGGTATGAGGCGTTCCCTCTCAATGGTTCGTTGGCTGATCAGGTAGCCGCTATGAAGAACTTTGCCCAACTTATGGGGGATAAATTTGCTACAGCGGAATACAATGTCAACAAAGTCTTGAGCCAAGCGGGGCTTCCGAAGGCGGAATTGCTCAGTCCGAGGGGGCAGGAAATCTATGACAGGCTAATAAATATGGGACCGGATGGGAAGCCTAAAAAAACAACGTCCTCCGATGATTCCGGGGGCGCCTCAGATACGGCTTCTGCCCCCGGCAGCTATCTGACGCCGCAACAGATGTATGGCGGCACCGGTCCAACTCCCACGCGTAAGCCTCTCTCTGCGTTCATGCCGCAATGAGCGGTTCTGTCGACACTGCTGCCGCCAGCACGCCCGCTGTCCCAGGCTTTGACGTGATCGGGGCTCGTAAGGAGGGGTATTCGGACGGCGAGATCGCGACGTTCCTGGCGAAACAAACCGGCTTCGACCTCAATGGAGCGCGGAAGGAAGGATACAAAGATCCCGAGATAGTGGGGTTTCTGGCGCCAGCCACGTTGACGAAGGATACTGAACCCACGGGGCCGACAGAATACGCACCCCCAGCGGAACCCGGCGGGGCGCCTGTGGCAATGGGGGCGAGGTCTCAGTCCACCGCGCCGTCAGATGATTACGTAGGCACAGGCGCCGAGGGAATGAAACCCGTCGCGGAGTCCATCGGGTCCGCGCTTGGCCGCATTGGCGGGGCCGTCGATACAGGGTTCAGGGAGGGGGCCGCCGCCGGCACGGATATCCAGGGGCAACCACTTATCACCGGGCTCATGAGACAGGGTGGGGGCGTGGTGGGCGGCGGTATGGCGGCGTTGTCGCAATCGCTGATGGAGGTCTTCGGGGAGAAGGGCGGCCGGGACGCTTTGGCATTGCTGAGCACTCTTCCGATGGCGCCCGAGGCCGCGCACGCGACAACGCTTCTCAAAACAATGTCGCCGGATGTCTCACCCTCCGCCTCACCCACCGCGCGCGTTCCACAAACGCCTCTTGAGGTAGCCCGCGACCTTCGCGCGGACAGGGCGGAGACCCTACGCAACCCCGAACCGGCCACCTCGGCCATCCCCGCCCCTGACCCTACCATCACGGACTTTTCCGGACTGACGAACCCGCTGCCAACGCGCGGCCAAGGCGTGGAATCCGTGTTGGCGGCAAACAACGTAGACAGCGCCATTGCCGCCGCCAAGAACGTCACTGGCACCGGCCCCTACAGGCCTGTCACCGTTGGGGAGGTGGCGGCGAGGGACGGCCTCACGGACCCCAGCGAGGCTTATCGGCGCGTGGTGGCGGAGAATGCAGCGGGAGGTCGGGCGGCTGGCATTCCAGATTTTGATATGGTAAGAGATGCCGGAAGGAGTTTTAATCGTGGCCAGCCCCTTGAACCCGTTAATGAACAACCAGGCCTTTCTGGCGCATATGCTGGCGCAGCACCCCCAGGTTACACGCGAACAGATGTTGGAGATGTTGGAGGCGGCGGGAGCCCTGGGGTCCGAGCCGTCTACCAGTCCACGGCCAGCGATGCCTCCGTCCCCGTCTTCCACGAGATAGGCGGCGACGGTACGGGAGAGACGTTCGCTCAGAATATCGCTGAGAGTAAGCAAGGCAACAAATTCGGCGCTTCTGTCGCAGTCTATCCGACTGATGAATATAATCAGATGCGGTTATTCGTCACGCCTGATCGTGGCGCTGGTTTCGCGTTGCATGGCGATGACATTGTCTCTGTGTACCGCAAGCCAGATGGCCCGAAGGGAGTAGTATCACCAATTCTTGATCTCGCTACCCAGGAAGGGGGGCGAAGACTCGACGCTTTTGATACCGTATTGCCTGGAATTTACGGCAACAATGGATTCAAGGCGGTTGCGCGGTTGGCATGGAACGACGCCTATGCCCCCGAGGGTTGGGATTTCAACACTTATCGTAATTTCAATGGTGGTCGTCCCGATGTAGTTTTCATGATCTATGATCCGAATCACAACCTACCCTACAAAGCTGGAGATGGAATCAGGGTCGCAGATTATGATGCGGGCGTAGCGGCACAAGACCGCGCATTGAGGCAGGTAGGCCAGCCGACAGAGGCTCCAGCAGAGGTCGTGCAATCGCCCACGCGCCGTCTACCAGGCATTTACGGCGGCGAACCGGACGTGACGACGGGGCCATTCGAGCCTCAGGCAGCAGGCGCCGCCGCCTCCTCCCGCGACATGACGGGCGGCACCTTGTTCGGCCGCTCCGCCCGCGAGATCAAAGGCCAGCAGGCCGACATGGAACTCGCGGACCTGATGAAGACGCCGCAACCCGGCGATGCGCGGGACATCATTCCCGGCGCCACCCAGACCAAGGCGGAAATCGAACTCAACCCAACCGTTTCGCGAGACGCCAAGGGTTTGCGCCAGGAATTCCGCGAGGGTTTCAACGATCACGAAAAAGCGAATAACGAACTGTACCACGCCTGGATTGATCAGGTTGTGCCGCCCCGAGAGCAAGTCGGGACAATGAAAGATATCCGCGAGACGAATTGGAAGAACGCCGAAAAGACCGTATTTGGCGATGACCCCAACGGCCAGCCGGTTAACACCGCTGATATTGTCGCGCATATCAACGATGTGTTTTCTGATCCGATCGACAAGTCAAACTCATATTTGAAGAATGCGTTTAAGCCATTTCTTGAAGATATGACCGACAAGAAGGGTAACCCTATCGATATGGGCGCGAAGGAGCTTTACGGCATCCGCCAGGAAATGGGCCGCAAGGTAAAGGACATGGCGACTGATACTGATCTCGCCCATGTCCGCGACGAGTTCAGGGATTTGATTAATGTGACTGACGGCGCGATTACGTCGGGCGCCCCGGACTACCGGACCATGATGGATCAATATCGTGAAGCGTCCATCCCAATCAATGCGGCGGAACGGCTTCAGAACATTTCAACCAAGATTACGAATGGCCCGGATCGTGTCATCACTTTCGGCAAGTTCGATCAGTACATGAAAAGCCTTTGGATGGAGCGCAACGGGCCGAACCCATACGCGCCGGCAAAGGACATCCCGCAGGCGACATGGGATCATCTGATGCAGTTGCACGAACGCCTTGCGCGCTCGGCGTCGGCTGACGAACTCGCCAGGACGAAGGGGTCCGATACGACCCAACTTATGATGGAGATGATGCGGAAGGGTATGATTGGCACTGCTCACGCGGTCGCCGCCAAACTAACGGGCGGCCTCGGCAACATCGCGATACCGCTCATCACGAAACAAATCGACACGGCGCGTGCCGCGAAGCGCGTGCAAAGCCATCTCAATCCCGACCTGAGCAACTATCCGCCGGTCGTTCCCTAACACCTCCCCGCTCCGCCCCAATAAGGACACCAACACATGAAATTCACACTGGCCTTTCTGGCGGCGGTCCTTTGCGTGTCCGGCGCATGGGGACAGAACGTCACGACGTTCCCCGGCCCACTTCAAATCGTAACGCTGGACGTAAAAACCGTCACGACCGGCGGCGCGGCTGTCACCGCGATCGCCAATGGGCACAGATCGGCGGGCGGCGTCATCCATAACCCGACCGGGGCAGGCGCGGAACTGTGCATCAATGAAATCGGCACGGCCTCGGGCACGAATTCGTCAGGCGATACAACCTGCATCGCGGCTGGCGTCACGTGGATACTCGCGCCTTCGATCGCGCCCGTGTCGGTGGTCAGCAGCGACAGTTCGCACCCTTTCTCCGGCTACGGACTGACGCGGTAGGAGACGGGGATGGCCTACTACACGCCGACCGGTAAGCCGACAACCAACTCGTCCGCTCTCTCTGCCCAGATGCGCGCGGAGTTCGTTTCCATCGCGGCAGGCTTCTCGTTGCTGCCGACAGTCGCCGGAAGCCAGGACCAACTCGTGGTTATCGACTCAACCGGCAGCGCGTTGGTTGGAAGCCCGCAACTCACACTCGCTTCGGGCAATCTGAACGTATCCGGCGGGAGCGTGGCCACCGATACCAGTTTAATTGTCGGCGTGGATCAGGTGGTCGCGGCGCGGGACACGGGATGGACCGCGATGACCGGGACATCTGACAAAGCCAGCGTTTTCGACACGGGTTCGGTGACGCTATCTCAACTGGCCAGTCGCGTTTTGTCGCTTCAAGCGGCATTGGCGACACACGGTTTAATTGGCGCAACCGGCGGCGGCGGCGTGTCGAATATGGAGATGGAAGATGCATCAGGAAATTGGCTGTTCGAAGACTCGTCAACTGTTGATTGGGGATGACGTAAATGGCTGACACAAAGATATCCGCGTCGACCTCGACTGGCTATGCTGGGAATCTGATGATTCCCGTGGCAATCCCCAGTAATACGGGCGCGTTTCATATCCCCGCGTCGGTAATTCTGGCGGCACTTACGCCAGCCCAGATATTGACTCTCCTTACGTCAATTTCCTGGGGGACAACCGACCCCGGTGGCGGCGTGCCTTGGATCAATGGCAATGGCGCCGCGAATGGCCCGCTCTGGATAGGACCAGCATAATGAAAACATTTCTGTGGGGGTTCTTGGCCTGCGTCCTGGCCGGTAACGCGATGGCGGCCGACGTGCCGATGGACAGTCTTATCCTTATCCCAAAAGGGTCGCCGCCGGGATCGCCTGCGAATGGGCAGATGTGGAGCACGTCGGCGGGGTTCTTTGGCAAGAGTAGCGGCGGCGGCGTGGTCGGGCCGTTCGGCACGGGCGGCGGCGGTGGCTCTGGCACCGTCACGAGCGTTGGCGGCACAAGCACGGGAAGCACGCTCACGCCGACCGGCGGCCCGGTAACGACCTCGGGATCGTTGAACTTCGAACTCAACCTTTCGCACGCGAACACATGGACCGGACTTCAGTCCATGGTTGGCACCAACTTCACGGGCATCCCTCTCGGTGCCCATGTGGCACAGGCGGCGAATACCGTTGTCGCCAACGTCACAGGCGGTTCGGCCGCACCAACAGCCGTGTCGGTGCCGGGGTGTGTTGACACAGGCGGCAACCACTTGAACTACACAGGCGGCACGGGCTTCTCTTGCGGCACGAGTTCGAGCGGCGGTGGTAGCTCGTGGAACCTGACTGATGGCACGCATACCATTACCGGCGTTACCACGGTAACTACTCCAATTGGGTCACTGTTGGTCGGAGGTTCGGGGACCAACGCCACATTGACGCCGGTGGCCTCCACGCGCGCCGCCGCGTCTCCCACCGTCACGACGGCGGACATGGGCGGCACGATCTGGATATCCAGCGGTGGCCTGACCATCCCGGCTATCAGCAGCGGCCTGTTCGACGCCAAGCAAACCCTGTTGGTTGTCAACTACGCCGGAAGCGCCGCGACCGTGACGAACAGCAGTGGTCAGAGCATCAACTCTGGGGGTGGATGTTCAACTACGATCCCCGCTGGCGGATTTTGGCAGTTGCAGCCGAACGGCACGTCGATCGATTGCGTCCAGGCAGTCAGTACGAATGGCAGCACTACCGTGGCCAACGGCACGTCCGCGATGGGCACGAGCTCGATATCCTCCGCGGCATGTGCGACCGCTGTCACGACCACGGCGACGGGCACGGCAACAACAGACACCATCTCATGGGGCTTCAACGGTGACCCGACCGCCGTCACGGGATATGTACCATTGGTAGCGGGAATGCTGACAATCATCGCATATCCATCCTCGAACAACGTCAACTTTAAGGTCTGCAACAACACCAATTCCTCGGTGACCCCTGGTGCGATCACACTCAACTGGCGGGTGATCCGCTGATGAGAGCCTTTCTTCTTTGGCTACTGCTTGCCGGGTCGGCCTTCGCCCAAGGCGGCATTGGTCCAGGGCCTGGCACTGTGCATGCCACCGCTAGCGGCACGGTATCTTTCTCCTGCCCCGGCACGGGGTCGACCAGTTCAACTATCACATGCACCGGCACTTATACCGGCCCCGATCCATCCACGAGCGGTTGGACTTACTCCTGGAACTCCACCTGCACAGGGTCCGGTTCCGTTACCTCGGTCGCCAGTGTGTCGGGCGGATCGATTACAGGCATCGTCGTGCCGACACCAACCGGCGCATGCGCCGGGACAGTTACCATCACGACGAACATTCCGACGAGTAATTCGTCTGGAAGTGTGACGATCAGCAGCCCCGCTGTTTGGACTCTAATCGATAAGAAAGCCTGCGTCAGTTCTTCTTCGTCTTCCGGATGCACGACGGCAGCGGTTAACTCTACCGGGGCCAAGTTGATTTTCATCACTGTTGGCTGGTTTGGCAATGCCCCCGTTATCTCAGATAACCAGAGCAACAGTTACTCCGATCTGATTTCGTTTGGATCAATAGGGTCAACCGGAGCTGCAATGACGAGTAAATACAAAATATCTCCGACGACAGGCGCATCGCATACATTCACCGCGGTTCCGTCTGCCAGCACTTCTTATATTGGATTTGCCGTCGAAGTTTGGGGAGAGGCGGGGACACCAACTTTCGATCAAGGCGCCACAAACAACAGCGGCTGCAATGACACCACCAACAGTCAGCAGGTAGGCTATTCCCTTACGCCAGGGGGGAACAACGCCCTTGTCCTCGCATATTTAGCAAACAACACCGCAGCCGGGGGGACCGTCAGCATCGATAGTTCGTTTTCTTTGGATGTGACCATAGATTCTTCTTTCGGAAATTCTTTAGGTGCGGCGATGGCATCCAGAGTTTTTGCCACACCATCTGCGACGCAGCCGACTTATTCTACCACATCAGCGCCATTGAATATGTGCGTGCAAAGCATATCATTCCTGCCATGAGGGGTCGCTGAGAATGATAAAGGCACTTGCGCTTCTCTTTTGCCTCTGTCTCATGAGTTCCGCGGAAGCGCGATTTCCGCATGGCAGCACTGGTAGCGTCTCTCCTCCCTCGCCAACCTTGCATTTCACGGCATTGGCTGACGGAGTGGCGGGCGGGTCTCCGATCGCGGGCTCTGGCACCTACACTGTTGCCGCTCCCTCCGGTCTGACGAGTGCGACGTGGGGGGGCGGTTGTTCAGGCGCATCTACCGTGTCCAGCTTCGCGACTGGAGGCGGCAATACGTGGAGTGCGTTGTTCACGCCGCCTTCATCGGCGGGAGCCGCGTGCATGATCACGGTAACAGGCACCGGGTCAAACACAGCATCCGCGACCTCTCCTCCTGACACGATCACAAGTCCTTCCGTTGGGCCTACCCTGTTTCTTTCCGGCGACTGCAATGCAGGGGTAACGATCAGCGGCGGCGGCGTTACGTTGACTGGAACCGGCGTCTCATCGCGGCAAAACTGCCGTGCTAACAATGGAAAATTCAGTGGAAAATTTTATTATACATTTACACCGGGCGCGGCGATCGGCGGCCCAGCATTCGGATGGGCCTCCGGACCCACTGTCGTAGGGACGATAAATACCCTCACCAACACGACGGACTATCCCGGATCGACCGCGTTCTCGACGGGATTGAGTTCGTTTGGTGGTAGTGGGGGAATTTACTATAACAATTCAAATCACGCGGCATCGACGGGCACCGTGGTTAATGGTGTGACGGCGGCGGCTTTCGTGGATCTCGACTCCGATCCGCAACAGGTATGGTTCACTCCCAACATCACTGGCACCTCGGGTTATCTGGGCGGGCCATTATTCAATGGGAGCAACACATCCTCGCCTAAACTGCCAGGATCAGGTTTCAATGTCTCTGACTTTACCGGGGTCGCGGTGGGGTTGCCCGGCCTTATCTGGTATCCGATTTTTGAGAGTTTCAACCTGGACAAAGCGACCTTCAATTTTACCACGAACTCGACGCTGGAAGGGATCATTGGGTCAAGCTACGTGGCGTGGGACGACTCTGGCGGAGCGGCCCCAACGCCGGGGCCGCTGGCTCCCATGGTACGCAACGTCGCCAATGCGCCGCCCTGGACAGCAGGCACGTCACAGGCAGCAGCCACGCGGGTCGTCGCGGGGCCTGGACACACGCCAGGAGGCGGCTACACCAGCGGTCAGCCGCTTTACCTGTGGGCAGTCACCGGCTCTGGGGGGACGACAGGAGGCAGTCAGCCGGCTGGGTTCGCATCGTGTGCGGTTCCAGCGGCCACGGGCGGCGGATTGGACGGCTCCACGCCTGGCGGGTGGTCGGGCGCCACGACGGTCTCGGACAATGGTATAACATGGACCTGTCTGAAACAAATTGACTACGTGGTATTGTCCGACCTGATGATAGACGATTATCCTTGGCAGGCGAACGCGCCCTATTATAATTCGGCGATCGTGGTGAACGGCGGGAAGTCATACATTATGACCGCATCCCCCTCCTCTCCTTTCACCTGCACGTCCGCGAGTAGTGGTGGACCAACGGGCACGGGATCAGGCATTACGGATGGGACTTGCACCTGGAACTACTATGGCACGCTGACTTACACCTCGGGGGCGACCCCGTGGACGCATGAGTATTGGAGCAATGGCCAGTCTGAAACAGGCCAATTCTACAATGTGAACATCAATCTCTGGTATGGAGGGCAGGCGAGGCAGCTTTATCAAGGGGGCCAAAACAGTGAATTAGACCCAATCCCCTGGGATCATCACATGGATCTGCAAGGAGACATCAATCCATGGTGCCGCAATAGCTGGGGGACCGCTATTAGCAACGTTGCTCAAACGTCTTGCAATGGTGGTAGTAATGGGCTTTTCATCTCAACTATCACCGCCGCTCCTGGCGATAGTTTTGTCGATAACGTCACAGGTTCAGCGGGGCCACTTCGCGTTGATTCAACGAAAGGTGTCACCCTCTTTTCCAACACGGCGAACACGGGCTCTGGGTCAACCGCCTATACGGGCAGTTGCATAGGAGTCGGAGACAACTACGCGATCCTGTCGCGAGTGCAGTGCCACTCCACGCAGTGGATTTCGATCGCTGGAATTACTGGGGGCTTGCCTAGCGCCATGCACGCGAATGGTCTGGTATTTAGTCAGGACATCATTCAATCCGACGCGGGGCCTGGAACGATCAACTGCGATGGCGGATGTTCGGTCGTTGATACGACGATTATCTACGGAGGAAACACCGCGCAGTCTTACGGTTTCACCGGAAAGTTCGAGAGCATCCTTGTCAACGCGACGCTTATTGCGGCACCGGGAACAACGAACTCGACGTGCATCTCCGCATTCGGTCAGTTTACTCCCCAGCATATCCAGAACACAGGTTGTTTCGGCTTCGCGCGCGCATGGGCTTTGGGAACCGGTAGCACGCCGTCTTTTACCTCGACATCAAACAACGCCACGGATCTCGCCTCGGGTGGTGGTGTTGCCACGTACACTATATCAGGGACATCGCAGTCCGTCACATCGGCGGCGATGCCAGGCCTTGGCACAACGTGCGGCCCCCCTGGTAATTCAAGCACATGCGGCGGTCTGACTACCGCCAATCAGTTCGTCAACCCGTCGATAGGGGGAAGCCTCGATTTGCGGGTCAAGAACACGAGCGCGGACATTTACGGTGCGGCGGCTGCGGCCAGTGCCGGTTACCCCTCCGGCTACACAAACATAAAAGACATCTTCAACACGACGCGTCCCCAGTCGGGGCGTTACGATATTGGGGCGCAGGAGTTTCTGCCATGATGCGACGTCGCCTGCTGCTTGGTTCAGCGTTGTCATCGTTGCTTGTGCCCTCATCAGCATATGCGCGCTTCCCGCGTGCCGGCGTTGCTCCAGCAAGCGGCGGCGGAAGCGACTTCCCTCCTGGCATCTATTTCCCCTCCAGCATCACGATAACGCAGGATAATGTTCAATGCGGATGGAGTATGGGGTCTGGCTTTGTTCGCGGGCTGTCTGGCATTGTCACATTCTCCGTTGACGGTGCGATCTATATTCCGACGGGGCAGCCGCTGGCGTCCATGACAAACAACATGCTGACGATGCCTTGCTACGGCTATGCCGGAGCGGATGCGGGAGTATATTCGTCAACGATTACGGCCACTGACGGCAGTGGTAGTTACAGTCAAACCATCCCGGTGACAGTTCTGGCCCCTGGCCAAAATTACGCCTGGATTGGTGGTAATGTTCTGACCGACAATCAACCATCCCTTCCCGCCCAGTTTCCCGACCGAGTCTATGTGCAGGGGACTGGTGCGGTTACGTTGAATGACCCGTCTGGTCATTTCGACATTGTAGTATTCGGATCGGAGCCATCTCGCGGGGCTCAGATTGTCACCAAATCCGCTGTCACCGATCTGACTGCGATCGTCGGCGCTTACCTCGTCACGATAACGGTAGGGGGGGACACGAGTGCGCAGCAACCGCTTTGGGTTGTCCATGAGCAGCCGCCCGTGGTTCAATTTATCCCAGCGTTGACGGTCTACGACAACACGCCAGCCTCGACAGTCCTCGGCACCTTCAAATATTACGATGAAGATTTCACCGGGGTTCTTAGTCTCACGACCAACCCAGGCGGGGCCTTTTTCATCAACCCAAACGGGAGTATCGATCCCTCTCTCGCACAACTAAAGAATTTGACCACATTATCCGCGGGCGTAAAAAACCTTGTCGCGCTTGTCACCGATGGTGCGTTGAGCACTTCATTTCCGTTCTCCATTACGGTTGGTGCTGGAACCAACCTACCTTCTGGGAATCTCAGCTTCACGCCCAGTTCCAGCCTGGACAACTACCTAATGACGCAGTCGATCGGGACGCCATCTGTATCGGGTATGACGGCAACGCATTGGACGTGCTCAACGCCGGACGACTACCCCGAAACACTTGGCCTGTTTGGCACCCCGGTACTGCCGTTCACATGCGACCCCACGACCGGTGCGATAACAGCAACTGGAATGCTCTCCGCGACCGATGGTTGGATGCACGGACGCTCGGCTTATCAACTGACGATCACAGCCATGGATAACGCGGGGACGCGTTGCACGAACACGTTCGCGGTCAATGTCGCGCACAAGGTCGGCCCCACTTACTGGGTCGGACAGGGCATGGTCGCGGCACACGGCGCCAATGGCTTTGAGCATATCGCTGACCTTGAACCCCGCTTCAACAGTTTCCCCGTGAGTGGTTCCGTTGCCGGAGCGACGATCAACATCGTATACAACGCAGACCCGGATTATTATGCGGATGATCTGGCGTTCTCCAACGCGGGTTGGTTCGGTCCCTTTAAGATTCAAAATTCTGACACTACCGGCCCGCGTCCTCGCGTCGGCGGGCTGATAGGGTCAGTCTTGAACAGTGGGAGCGAGGCCGGAAAAGGGTTTTTCAATATCCAGCACGGCGACGTGATTATCACCGGACTTGAAATAAGTTTCGTTCATGGAGACGTATTCCATGGCGTTTCCGGTATTCGGAAAAATGCCGAATCGTGGGGTGATATATGGGAAGATAATTGCTACATCCACGACTGCGACCAGGGATTGCAGAGCGGAGACGGCAGTATCAATACCGTCATGACCAACTGCGAGCATTATGGAGCGGGGACGGAAACCGTTTCAGCGGGCAACACCCACGCCGTATATTGTGGCGACTGCGCCAACTTTATCATGGATAATTGCTTGATGTGGGGGACCATGCAGGGGCATAACGTCAAAACTCGTGCATACAAATTCAGCATCACAAATTCCCGTATATACGATTCTGAACGCGGCTCCGCTTCCGCTCAGATAGATGTGGCGGAGGGCGGTATTGGCACCATTGACGGTTGCGACATACAAAAGGGTCCAAACGCTCAGGGGCCATGGGCTATTGCCATATGCTCCAACGTATTTCCCACTGTGGGGTATTTACCTGACCGGATAACCGACGTTACGATCTCCAATTGCCGATTCGACATAATGACGCCGTCCGGCAATCATTGGGAAACGGCCTGGGGTGTTGGAATCTACGGCGTCACTAACCCGGTTAATAACGCCACTCCCATCGTCAATCTGACGACCAATAGTTGGTACTTAGCGCCCGTGCCCGCATTCATACCCCCTTCACCGGACCCGCCTGGAGAATGGAAAAAGGAAACCAACTATCCGGTCAGCCCTGGATCAACGGTTAATGAAACTGGATCGACAACCCTCACTGGCGCGTTCGCGTTGAGTTTCACTGACCCAGGCACGGCAACACCTCCCGCGTCCAGGCCGGGGTTCTTGTCCAATATATACGATGGCGACTCCTTTAATAATTTCACTGACACACAGCAAGACCCCGGCAATGACGACATCCGGGTCGCCAACGGTCTCGCCGCTGGCACGACCATCGCCACCATTACGCCCTATGGTTCCGGGGTCTCAGTCCCACCGAACCCGTTCGGGGCAGGCACGACGTGGTCGATTATTCAGAACCCTATGTATCTCAGTTGGTATATTCCTTGGGCACCGGTCGGCCGATATGCGATCACATCCAATAGCGATGGCACCGCAACGCTGAAGGTCGGAACGAGTGCTCTGCCATCAACGCCAGGGTTCGATTATATTCAGCTTCGCGCGACGGGGCCGACCGCGGTTCTGTCGGACTGGCGTTTCTATATCGTGTTAGTATGAGCGATCTTGCTAACGTGCGCGAGGCCGGCGCCTGGGAAGGCATCGACTGCACGACGGTGCTCCGTGACGTCCTCGCGAACGGAGCGCCTGGGCTATTCTTTCCACCGGGCGATTGGGTCGTGAACGACCTGGAACTGACCACGGGCGGCAGGTCTCGGGTCACGGTCAAAGGCGCGGGAGCGGGCGCGACGCGGATTAGTACCTCGATCCCCAACGCGGGCATTTTCCTGTATACCGCGCCGTTCGCCAGGGAGGCATGGATAGAGGTTTCGTCGCTGGAGATGTGCAATGGACCAGCATATCCAAGCAACGGCCACGCAGGCATTGGGATCGCCGTGCGCGGGCCTGTCGGGGATGAAATTGGCAAGGGGATATATCGCGACCTATGGGCAAAAAACTGGTGGTCCGCGATTTACCTTGAACGACACAACGACGCGAGTGTGGTCGATCTCACGGCGGAATATTGCGCACACGGGTTATATGCCGTCGACTGCGGCGACTTTGAAGGGGCGCGTATCAAGGTTCAAAACGGGACGGAGTGGGGGATTGAAATCCACGGCACCTCGGAAGGTCAAGCGTTGCACCAAGCAGAGGGCGCGCGGCTGGTTGGTTGCTCGAGCAATGGCCAGCGCGGTGGGTTGCTGATTCAGGATTACGCTTTCGCTCATGTCGCGGCGTCCAGCTTCTCAAGCGCGGAATGGGGCGGCTTGGTGTTCGATGGCGTCATGGAATCGAGCGTCACAGGCGGCGAGTGGCAGGCTGGCCAGAGTGCCGCCGCGATCCGGCTCACCGACACATGCGTCAGGAACCGGCTTATTGGGGTCTTTGCTTACGACAGCGGCCGGGGGGTGGACCTCGCCGGCCGGAACCATAGCGTGATCGGGCTGCACGCAACGGGCAACACTGGCGAGGACGTGACCCTACAGGCTGTTGACTCCGTCCTCATGGGTGGCCAACTGCTGTCCACCGGCGCCGCGCACAGCCTGATCGAACTGTCGCCCGCGCGGAACAATCAGATCGCCAAACTCTGCAACGCCCGTGGTATCCAGCTACTCGCCAATAGTGGCAGCACGCAGGGTTAGTTGTGAGGCAAAATGGCGCCCAGGATAAACAAAAACCCAGAGATTTCAAAAACCAAACTGATCAGGATAAGCACATAATTGTTATCCAAGGTCATGCACTTTTTAAGAATCTTCACGCCAATCCCGACAAATAACGCGCCGATGACTATAAAAGATACAACCTGCAAAGCAGTCATGGCATGAACCGAATGTTGGTGTATGCCTTACGCCGACGCGCGGGGCCAGCCCAGAACAGGTAATCGGCCGCTCGTAGGATCGCCCAAAGCGGCAAGACAGTCCAGACGAACAAGCCCACGAAAATCCATAGCTTATCATGTAGATAGCGACTATCAGAAGCCAGGACCACGGCGAGAAAAAAAAGTCCCTCGGGCACGCAAAGGAATAAGCAGATGCGCTCCGGCCAGGCTACCCAACGCGGCATGACGATCTCCTGATGAGGCATCATACACAAATGGGTCATCGCATCCAACAGTTTAATGACGGGGGCTGATAGCGAGCCGCGTGGTAGGTCTTTACAGGTCATGTCTGGCAATGGCTGGGATGGGAATGATCGACGGGGCAGCCCGCCGATGCCGCGCGAAGTAGGTCGCCACGACCGCCGCACGATCGACGCGAAAACAGAGGCATTGCTCGATTGCATCGAGTTTTCGGGGGTTGACCTCCTGGATCCGGATGACAAGCGGGAACTCACGGAACGCTTCGCGCGGGCACGCCGGGTGGAAATCAGACGTAAGCGGTGGCAGGAAAAACGCGCGGCCGTGGTGGTGTGGATCATATCCGCGTTCGGAACCGTTGTCGTAAGCCTCTGGCTACCGGAGGCACTGAAATGGATCAGATCCAAACTATGACTTGTCTTGACTGGATCAAACGATATCCTGGACGCGCCATGCGCGTCGCTTTGTCTGGGGTGCTGGTCACCTTGACGATGATCCTGGCGTGGGAGAGTTTCGCGGCATATGTGCGGCCAGAAACGCCAGTATTGCTGAACTGGACGATTAAAAAGACACCCGTAGACCATACCTGGTTGATCCTGACTTACCGATCAGCCGATGTGAAATGGTGTTCAAGAATCGGGGCGCTGATGCTGACCAGGAAAATCATTCCACCAGAACACACGGTCTATCTCCCGCTGGGTGGCGTTCTGAGTGGGCGAGGGTTAGGCAGCACGTCTGGCATCTTCGACGTCTGGGTTGACGTATCTGGCATTCCGTCTGGGAAATGGACGTATATCTACCGGGCGATGCATTATTGCGCGCCATTCGCCACGACCGAATGGCCGGATCCCGGCCACAGGGTGGAAATAGAAATTCCATAGGGTGTGAAAATGAATCTGATTTTGTTGCTGGTCGTCCTCCTGATTTTGTTTGGCGGAATAGGGGGATATGGATACTGGGGCGGCGGCCCGCATTTCGCCTACGGCGGAGGTGGGCTTGGGCTGATTTTGCTCATCGTCTTGATCGTGTTGCTGGTTCGCGGGTGATGATATGAGCGAAACGACAGCGGCCGAATTCCTTGCCGCGACTCTTGACCCCGGCCTCGCGTGGTGCGCCGCTCTGCCGGGGTGGCACATTCCATCCGATGATCGGGCGCGCGTGTTGATGTTCGCCATCGCCGGCCAGGAATCAGCGTGGTCCGCTCGTGTCCAAGGTGGCAACGGGCCCGCGCACGGCTTCTGGCAATTCGAGAGAGGGGGTGGCGTCAAAAGCGTCCTGACGCATCCCGCTTCGACCAAGATGGCCTCGGCGGCGTGTCTGGCCTCCGGCATCCCGAGCAACGCAACAAATGCCTGGGGTCTCATGGCGACCGTCAAAGGCGATCACCTCGCGGTGGCGTTCGCGCGGCTGTTGCTCTGGACGGATCCGGCGCGACTGCCGTTGGTCGGAATGCAGGATGCTGCCTGGCACTATTACGCGGCCCTCTGGCGGCCGGGAAAGCCGGGGCCGGACAGGTGGCCAGCGAATTATGACGCGGCGGTTGAAGCCGTGAAGGGAACCAACGTATGAGCGAGACGACAACGACAGCACCAGTGGTGACCACATCGGCCGAAAAAACTCAGGCCGTGAACGATTCCCTTCGTTCCCCTCAGTTCATCGTTGCCATGTATGGCATGACGATCGCCGCGCTCACTGTAATGGGCGTCATGTTGATCAAGGATCTCAACGCGCTCCAGGGCGCCATCGCCGGCACCGTAATCGCCACGTCGCTGATGCCGATGGCTTTCTATTTTGGGAGTTCAAAGGGGTCGCAGGACAAGACGACAATCGCCACACAGACTCCGCCGACCACGACCACCGTCAACGCACCACCTGCTACCGTCACCACGACAACGGGCAGCCAGCTATGAACCACGCCACGCTTCTCAGCCTGCTCCTGCTCGCCGGGTGCGGCCAGCAAATCTCCACCGCGTCGGGGTATTTCGCCAACATCAAAATGGATGTAGAGCAGATCCATGATCTGGAAGCGCAGGCACTTCAAGCGGCAGCATGCAATACTACCGTTGGCACGCTGCGCCGCAACAGCACGGGGAATCCGTCTTTTGGCGATGGCGTTCTACTTCTATGTCCGGCGCGGGCATCAGCGCCAATTCCAGCGGCGCTTGTGAGGCCATGATCCTCGTTGCCATTCTGGCCATCCTGGGCGCATAGTAGCAAACATGAGCGATCTCCCTTGGCCCTGGACACCGCTACAACGCCACATAGACAGCAGTTTCGCGGCGTTACAGAAGCATGAAGACGACCGATTCGCTGCGTTGCAACAACAACTCAAGGAACTGAAAACCATGTCCCAGACGAACCAAGACAAGGTCGATGCCGCTAATGCCGCCACCGCCGCCGCCCTCGACGCCATCCAGACCGATATCACTGCCATCGCGGCAGAACTCCAGGCAGCTATCCCGCAACCCGGTCAGGTGCCATCAGACGCTTCGCTCGCAGCTATGCAGGCGGGCGTTGACCGGCTGAACGCGGTTAAGACGGCACTGGATGCGCTGGCCGCGCCGCCCGCGCCGTAACGCGCATAATTTATTCGTATATTCGCAATGGCCCCGTCAGGAAACTGGCGGGGTTTTTGCTTTTGGGGGCCACCATTTCATCCTGAAGATTTCGACCGTCAAAAATATGACCCATGCTGCCATAAGGAGGACAATTATGGTTAGCGAATAGACCCAGTTCGTCATGAGTGTGATCCACTCAGCCATTGCGTCAGGTCTCCGAGGTTGGGGCGGCCGTCTCTGCCGCCCTCTTCGCCGCCTCAAGCAAATTATCCCCGTGGCACGCCGCTCCAATCCGGCACCAGCACGCCAGGTCATGCCCGATCAGATCCCCGATGTGGGCCTTCGCGTATTCAAGATGGTTCTGTTGCACGTCGATCGATGCCTTACAAGACAGGCAGATAAATCCGTTCAGCAGGAGCCGATGCAGCTTGACGCACTCCGCCACAGTCCCGTCGTGGCCCACGACGAACGGATTCCCCCATGGCGTGGAGCGGTCGATGCAAATAGCACCTTCCGGCATGCGCCAGCCTTTCGCGCGGCGGCGTTGGATGCGTTGCGGCATCATCCCCGCCCCGCCATCGCGAAAGCGTCCCGACACCGATCCGCGAACATTGCCAGAATCTCGTCGGCGGCGCTGAGTAATTTGGTGACTGCCGGACTGGTCACATCGAATATCCCGTCCTGATTGTTCCCTTTGGGACATGGAACTCATATGAATAGCCTCCAGCGTTGACTGGAAAGGCTATCAATGACGCGAGAGGATTATCAACAACCCATTCAAATTCGATCAATTTCGCATCGGAGCGGGCATCCTCGTAAACATGCACGCTACTATCGGATATTATCCTGCCGGGGCGAAACCCTCCATTCTCCATCCGCTCGTAATAGAAATAGTATTGGTCGCTTTTGATCACGCCAGATCCGAGAAAGAATTCCCCCGTGACGCCGTCCTTATCGCGTATCGCTATAAGGAGTTTGTCACTGACTTGAACGGGATGAGATGCGAACAGCAACCCCGTCAAAGCCGCGCAACCCGCGCAGACACCCGCGATGATCCCCGTGAATAATATCGTGAAAAACACCGAAATCATACAATCAATGAAGCCATCCGGCTTCATAATTCCGGTCCACACGTCTTTCACTATGAAACAGAATGCTGGAATTACCAGAACGAACCAAAGCATCACCTTCCCCTCGCGTCATAAGGCGCCGCCGCGTCGGCCTCCGCCAGCATCGCGACGGGGATATTCTCCATCCCCCACCAATAGGCGCAGGCGAGCACGACACCGATCGCGACGGAGGCCAGGAAGCGCCGGAGCGGCGGGCCGGGGGGGGACATCAAAATGGAATTTCGTCGTCGATGTCACCCGCCGGAGCTTTTACCCTCTGCGCTGGCGGCCGCTGCGTAACTGGTGCGGCTCCAGATGCCTTCACATACCCGCGCACGACATTCTTCGCCGCGTAACCATCTTTTGCCGGTTGTGTGCCAATCGTACAGCGACCGGTGCGGCCTTCCATTTCGCCTGCCATCATCGCGCCGCCTTCGTATTGAAGAATCATGCCGCAAGACGATGCGAAGTGCCGCAGCTTCCAGGCTGATTTCTCACTCAGCACAAGATAATCGAAAACGTTCTTCCTTCCGCCTCCATCATCGAAGATCCAGAGTTCCAGCGCGAACATGTCATTGCCGCTCTTGGCCTCTTTTTCCTCGGCCACCTTGACCTCGAAATCGTATTCCCCATCCGGCCATAGATTGGCGGACTGAGCATCAGCTTCCTGTTCGGAAACGGGCTTGAACTTCATGGTATAGTTCCTCTGTTAGATTAAGCGGCCAGCTTGGCTTTTAGCGCCTCGACAACTTTGGCGATGGTATCCGATTCCATCTCCGGCCAATCCTCGACACCGGCTTTTTTGAAGCATTTCTCCGCGAAATCGTCGGATACCTTTACGGTTTCGAGAAGGCGATTGACTTCCGCCACCTGTTCTTCCGTCGCGAGGATCATTTGCTTTGTCTCGCGCTCGATCACGTCGCGGCCATACCGCTCAGCAAAGTCGGCATAGGACCAATCGAAGCGCTGGCCTTCGGGAAAACCGGTCAGGCGCGATTTGCCGATATGCGCCCATCGTTTGGACGACTCGCCATTACCGATCTTGCTGATGCGAAGGATAAGGTGCAGTTCGTATTCCAGCTTTTCCCATCCATCGAACGTCCAGCCAATTGCCTCACGCTGGCCTTTGTCGTCTTTGCCCCAAAGCTCTTTTTGATGACAGATGAAAACCGCGTTCATGTCGGCGGCGTTTACCCAACGAACAAGCCGCGCCATCTGACGCACCACCGGCTTTTTCGAGGCCCCAAATTCATCCTTGAACCCCTTGCCGATGATCCTATCCGATTCCTCGGAAATCGCGGTGTTGAACAGTTTCGTGATGCTGTCGAACACCATGGTCTTGTGTTCGTGGGGCTCCGTCGCCAACGCCTGCACCTGACCGATCACAGTTTCCATATCCAGGCTGCCTTGATCCGGCCCGAAATAGACGCCACCCGCGCTTTGCAGCTTGGTACGGTAGTGGTTCAGATCAGCACCGCGTTCGTGGTCGAAATAGTATACGCCGGGAAAATCCAGCGCGGCCCATGTCTTACCGACACCGGGCGGCCCATAGATCAGGACTTTCGGCTTTTTCGGTTCGACCATCTCAGGTGCCACCGCGAGAAGTTTTCCGCGCCGCGGTTTCGTTTGCATACCATCAGGCATCACACTTTCTCCTTGTATTTTACAATCGTTTCATCGAGCCGGCTCGACTTCCCATTACCGCAACCCCTCGATCGCAATCCGCTCAGCCACCATCTCCGCATCTGCCTCGCACCGCACAACGCCCTTCGTCTCCAGCATCATGACGATCGCGCGGGCGTAGTCGCGGAAGCCGATGTCCATGTCGCAGGTGTCCATCAGAGTTTCGTAGATGGCGTCTTCGAGGTCGGGGCGGGTCATGATGTGCGTCTCCTTCTTTTTACGGTCGCCACGTAACCGTATGGGCAAATCCAATCGCATTCTTCGCTGCCCGCCTTCGAGCATTGATCAACGAACTGGCTGTTGTCCCATCGGCCGCAGTCCTCGCCGTCCTCAATCTCTCCGTCTAAGTCATGCTCGCTCACCTCACCTTCTGCGGCAAAGATCATCGAGCGTCTCATTCCCCCACTTCCGCGAGAACCGGCGCCTCGACCTCGATGTCCGTCAGAGCGACACCGAGCAACGCCTGCCGAATGTCGCGAATCCTGGTGAACGCATACCCGCGACACATCTCCCGCGCTGCCTCGGAATTGAGAGATTGCATCTGGGTGACGAACCGCTCGATCTCGGACAATTGCGAGATGATGGTGGCCGTTTGGAATTTGGATAGGGTGTTCACGGGCAATCCTCCGCCATACTCAGCGCGTCCGCCGACCATTCCTCGAAGTGCGCCATGCACAGCGGGTTGCCCTCGAACACGCGGACGGCCGGCTCCCAGCACGCCTCGCAATGGATCGGGACGAGGCCGGTGCCGTCGCACGTCTCGCAGCGCCCTATTGGCCACACATCGGGGTCATTCCCGCCATGCCGCGAGGTCCAGCGCGTGCCGTCCTCGCAGCGATCGCACACGAGGGTCAGCGGCTTTGGCGCGGCGCACGACGAGGCGGCGGGGGCGGCTTCAGGGGAGGAGAGATAGAGCATCGGGCGGCTCCGTTGGTGTTGGAGCAACCTTCGCATAGCGCGAATGGTAGGTCAACAGGAAATTTCCGCATTTCGCGAAGAAAATAGGCTTGACGTGAAATTCGCATGGTGCGAAGGTGCGCCCATGACGATCGCTGAATACCTCAAGGCCAACAATCTGACCCTAACGGCTTTCGCGGCCAGTATAGGGGAAGGCGTCACCACGGTGCACGGTTGGGTGAATGGTCGCCGCAGGCCTGGCGTGATCGCCGTGGCGCGGATAGAAGAGGTAACAGACGGCGCGGTGCGGGCTGGCGACTTTGTCCCGCCCGATAAGGTCGACGCATGAAACTCCTCCTCCCCGCGTTCGCCTTCGCCCTTCTCCTCGCGTCGACGGCTGCGTTCGTCATGTGGGTCGCGATCACGGTGCTGACATGACCTTCCCCGTCCTCCCGCGCGGACCGCCCGCCTCCCGGTGACGCCTAGTCTACCCGAACCGCGACCAAACGCGGCGGGATAAAGGGTTTCAACGTCATGACCAAGAATATCGCTCTCGGAATACGCCCCACCGGTTTCGAAACATTCGGACCCGGTGTTGACGCGTGCCTTGCGAATCCCCATACTATCGGTCAAGAAAAAGGCCGCGCTCCGAAGAGCGCGGCTGAGGTTGGGGTTTCAACGCGAGCTTCGGGGGATAACTCCGAGGCTGCGTGTTGTATTATATTCGCTACCGAACAAAATTCCAAGTCCCCATCAACGAATTTTTTTAATGCGTGTACGGTAGCATACATAGCCGTTGCGGTGGTGTCGTGACCCCGCTGCCCGCCTGCCTCATCCCCGCGCCGATGCCTCCGATCACAATGCTCGAGCTTCGGTTCGCTTGCCAGTTGCGCGTGGGCGATGTGGTGACCCTGCGGCATGACCTCACCACAGACCTGATCGAGATCGAGATATTGCCGTGCGGCCTCGTGCGCCTCCGGTACGGTGTTGACGATGCGGACGTGATGGTCGTTCCCGGTAACGCGGCGCTGATGGTGTTCGCATGATGACCGTCGCCCTCATCGCCGCCGCGTGGCTGCTGCTGTGCGTCGCGTATCCCGTCGTGATGTGGCGGCTGTGATGAACAAGCCCCTTTGCCCCCAAGCCTCGCTCCAACCGATCCAGGCGGCATTGGCCAGGATGTCTATTGGAGGACGTGCCTGTCCGTTGCGTGCGACAGGATGTGAGCCGGCGCGCGAAGCTGAAGCAAACGGCTGCCGGCGTGATTTCCCAAACGCGGCCTTTTGGACCGGGCCAGCGTCAACCGCTCCGCTGGCGGACGTTTTGGGCGTCGGGCGGGGCGGTTCCTCATTGGTCGCGCGCCCCTCGCGCGGCCCGTCGCCATATCGTCCTGGCGTTATCGGACACGTTTCCTCCCGACTACCAAACTCAATCCCCGGCGCTCTTTATCAACCCCCAGGATCGCCGGGGATTCCTTTGGAACGACGGGCGGCACGGGTGATGTTGCGTAGAGGGAGTTGACGCGATGTGCATGATCGACTTTGGCGATGGGCCGACGATTGGTTGGCGCGAGCGTCAACGGCTTGCCCGAAAATCTCATGCTTGTGGCGAGTGCGGGCGTTTTATCGCGACAGGAGATCGCTATTGGTACGCCTCTGGCGTGAGTAACGGGCGCGGATTCAGCGCCAAGACGTGTGAGCATTGTCACGTCATCACGGATTGGCTCAGCGCAAACTGCCAAGGCTACATCTATGGTGGACAGGTTGAGGACTTTCAGGATCATGCCGAAGCATGCCTCCCGATGCTCCGGCTTGTTGTCGGCGCGCGACGGCAGTGGAAAGCGTTCCAGGATCCGGCGCTGTTGCTGCCGTTGCCTGTGTACCCTGAGGATATGGTCGCATGAGCAGTAAAGCCAAATCCAAGAGCGCCGTTGCAATCGGTGCATCTCCGGACGCGTTGGTGAAGCAGTGGGACTCAGACCACTCCAGGACGCTGAAAAACGGCGACGCAGCGCACAGAAAGGCATTGGCGAAACTTGAAATCTGGTTCTCCGAGACCGGGCGCGCGGCGACACTGGGGAGGGTCGCATGAGCCTCCATCTAACTTCCTGTGAATACGCGCCACCGGAGGTCCATCTGAAGGAATTGCATGCCGATGAGCGTGGCATGGAGGTGACGTTCGCAGGATCAGCGGTTCGCGTTTTCGCTGAAGGTATCGTGGATCAGTTCCATAAAGACGGCGGTATTAACTATGTCGAATGGAATGTCCACCGCGCGGATGAAGGATGGTTTGTTCTGACCATGCGACGCCGCGAGGGAAAGTCTCCTGGTCAGGTGGCGCACGAGAGGATGGAAGAGATTGAGCGTTTGAAACGGCTATTGGGTGATGCGGCATGAGCGCCCCCGAGGCGCGGACCTTCACCGGCCCAACGGTGGTCGTGACGGTTCCGCGTCCGCCATCGGCCAACCGCATGTTTCAGCGCCGCCTTACGAAGAAGGGCAAGCGGAACCTCACGCCAGAATACAAGGAGTGGCGTGACCGGGCCGGATGGTTGCTCAAGACGCAGATCGTTGGCGTGCCGGAGATCGTGTGCCGGTTTAACGTTGCGGTCGAGGTTCCGATCACGCGCATGGATACCGACAACTTCCTCAAGCCGTTGCTCGATCTTTGTCAGAGCACGCATCTGATCAGCAACGATGGAAACCAGAACCGCGTAACCATCATTCCGGCGCATCGAGACGATTGCATGCTGGCGTTCTGGCCGCTGCCTGAGATGGATGGTGTGCGGAAGCCAGCGAAGGTCGTGAGTTATCGCGGGAGACCGGCACCGAAACCGGGTGGATTGAGCGTTAAGAAGGCTCACGGACTGGAATTGTGGAAGTGAGCGATGACCTCCCCGATCACGTCAAGCGCCTACCGGTTCGGTTCAAAAAACCGCTTCCGGAGGACCGCACTTTGCTATTCGCTTATGAGGTCGGACAATATGATCTGTGCTCTCATGATCGGTTCGTCATCGACGACAAGAAAGCCGAAGTTGGTTGCGGCGACTGTCATGAAAAGTTGAATCCGATGTGGGTGCTATCGGTGCTCACATCTCGTGATCATCGATTTCATGAGGCTCACGCCACCTACAACGAGCAGATGAAACGGTTGGACGAACGCACCCGCACAAAGTGTGAGTGGTGCGACAAGTTGACCAGGATCAACCGCCGATGAGCGCCGTTCGACTCACCCAGATCGACGGAAAGATGCCGAACCTCGCGCTGATGAAACTGTCGCACTGGCACAAGGCGCGCGGCGATGAGGTGTATTTCACGCATCAGGCTCATCGCGACCTGTGGGAGCCGGATTACGACGTCATCTACGGTTCCGCGATTTTCAAATTCAGTTCCGCCAAAACGCAGAGGTTCATGACGGAGTGGCCTAACGCCATCCTTGGAGGAACGGGCACCACCAACAGCCAAACGGTCGAGAACCTGATGGAAATCTCGGAATACGAGCACTACGACTATTCGATCTACCCCGAGTTCACGCCGTCGCTCGGCTTCACGGAACGCGGATGCCGCCTCTCGTGCAAATTCTGTGTCGTGCCGGCAAAGGAGGGAAAACCGCGATCAACCAACACAATCGCGGACATCTGGCGCGGTGGCGACCACCCGAAAACGTTGCACCTTCTCGACAACGATTTCTTCGGCCAGCCGGAAGAATCCTGGCGCGAGAGGATTGAGGAAATCCGCACCGGCAAATTCAAGGTCTGTCTAAGCCAGGGGATCAACGTGCGGCACCTGACGCCAACAGCAGCGGCGGCGATCGCGACAGTCGATTACCGGGACGACTCCTTCAAAGACAAGCGTCTCTACACGGCCTGGGACAACCTCAAGGACGAGGCTGTGTTCTTTCGTGGCGTCGATATGTTGGAGGCCGCAGGCATCCCGCCTCGCCACCTCATGGCCTATATGCTCGTCGGATATTGGAAGAACGAAACCTGGGAAAGCGTCCTCTACCGGTTCAACCGCATGATCGCGCTCGGCATCAGGCCATTCCCTATGGTCTACGGCGACAAGAGGCGGCTGCTTCCTCTCGGTGGCTACAATGGACGCGTTGGCCATAAACCGTTGTGGGAGTTCGCGAAATGGGCGATCAAACGCTATTACGAACTGATGCCGTTCGAGGCGTTCGATAATAACGCCAAGAAGCGCGATCCGGCCGACCTGTTCGGACGCGCGGCATGACCCGCCCCACCCAGCACAATCTGTTCGCACCAGCGAAAGAGCCGCCGCCGGAGCCGTTCGAGTTCCTCGCGGACGGCCCGGAATGCGAGCCGGATCCGACATGGACGCCGCCTGATTTTTTGAAGCTGCCTACGGATGACCCAGACTGGGCGCCAAAGGGGAGGTTCGGCTGATGGGCCACGCAGAAGCCGCCGCCCTCCTGAACAACCCCGAGCATCAGGTCGCGCGCTGGCGACATGCCGCGGACTGGTGGAGCGGCAAGATCGTGCCGAGCGTGTCCGACCGTGAACGAGCGCGGCATGCGGTGGAACAAGTTCGGATTTGGACAGAAAGGCTTGCAGTATGTTGAGACCAACGTGGCACACACCTGAGAATTTCGCATTCATCCGAGACAATTTCGCGGCACGAAAGCCGGATAGTTGGATCGCGGACCAAATCGGCATCACGAAAGGCCAGTGCATCTCCTGGCGACGCGCGAACGTTGGAACCCGACTTCAACAAACGATCAGTCGAGGCGCACCACGCAACACATCCCCCACGCGTCCGTCGATCACCGATATCCACGCGGGAGATGCGCCGGACTGGAAATCGCAGGACGGTCACGACCTCTTTCAAAAAGCCTGGGATGCTAATGTTCCTGGCCGTGAAATCGAGGAATACTTTAACGTCAACACGGAATCAGTCCGGCACCGGCGGATAAAGATGAAACTCGCGCCTCGCGGAAACCGTCCGATTGGATACTCAGGGACCAATGGGTGGGCGACGCCAGAAGGCGATGCGGATTTCATTCGCGCGTGGCAAGGAAAAGAACATGCCATTGACATCATGGCGCGCTATGGTGTGGGCGCGACCGCGTTAAAAACCAGGCGATTGATGCTTGGATTGGCTGACCGGAATGGTTCCGAGGTGCAGCGCCGGTCGCACAAGGCCGCGAAGGCTCCCGTGGCGAAACCCGAACCCTTGCTGCGCGCTTACCGGGACTTCGTCATCTCCGCTCCTAACACACGCGGCACACGCGACGTATCCGGACGTGGCGGTTCGGTTTTCAATTTTCGTACGTTCACACGCGCCGCATCGGGCACCGTGTCGCATGAAGCCGGGCGATGCCGCTGGCCGTTGACGTGCGCCGAGCCAACCGCCGGCACGTTCTGCGCCGAGCATGCCGGACTGCTGCGGGCGAGACGCGCGGCATGAGGGTCATGCCAATCAGTAATCACGAGGCTTCTCGTTTAGTGGTCGGTTATCACTACCTACATCGACGTCCGTCCATCAGTTACGCATACGGGCTTGAGACAGAAGAGAAAACCGTAGGTGTAGTGACGTTCGGCATTCCAGCATCCCATCATTTACGACTAGGCGCGTGTCCATCGCATCCTGAAAGCGTGATCGAACTCAATCGCCTGTGGGTGTCAGATGAAATGCCAAGAAACACCGAATCCTGGTTCCTTGCCAGGGCATTGTCTACGCTGCCTCCTATGATTGTTGTGTCCTACGCCGACACCGGACGTGGCCATATGGGGATCGTCTACCGTGCCGCCAACTTTCATTATGCGGGGTGGACGGACATGGACAAAGACACGCCAAGATTCGATTATGAAACCATTGTAGCGCCTGACACCGATAGTCTGTTTGGTGTTATTAAAGGTAAGGCCCTTCATTCCCGAGACGCATTTCGCAAAGCAGACGTTAGTGCGGTTGACCTCCGTCATGTTCCTCGAACGGTAAAGGTAAAATACTGGCTCCCGACCGGCGATGCGCGGGAGAGAAAGCGCCTGAGAAGGATGTGCGGTTGGCCCATACTATCCTGGAAAGATGAACCACCTCCGATCTTGCACATGAAGCGGGCGAGACGCGCGGCTTAACTCAAGCAACCTGAAGGAAATCAACATGGATCGTTTGGTAATTGAAATCACCGCCGCGCTTCCCGAGAAGGACAAATACGCGATTCTTGCCCGCGCTCAAACGCTGGCTAATGAACTGGCTGGCCAACTAAAGGATGACCAGGGCGTTGACGCTACTGTTGCCGTGCGCGCTGTGCGGCACAAAGTGTTGGCGGCGAAACCGAATGGTGCGGCGGTGGCCGTTGAGACCGTCCGCGTTTCGTCAAGCGAGGCGGGACACGGGTGATCACGATCCTGCATGGGGATTGTCGGGACGTGCTGCGGACTCTGGACGCGGGTAGCGTGCAATGCTGCGTGACTAGTCCGCCGTATTTTGGATTGCGCGATTATGGCATCGACAGACAGATAGGCATCGAGGCATCGCCTGACGAATACATAGCCGAACTGGTCGCGGTGTTCCGCGAGGTTCGGCGCGTGCTGCGGGATGACGGGGTGCTGTTCCTGAATTTGGGAGACTCCTATGCCAGCAACTGGCCATGCAATCGCAGATCACCGCCACGAATGGGCAAGGATATGAAGTATAAAGACCTGATCGGTATCCCCTGGATGGCCGCGTTCGCCCTCCGTGCTGACGGGTGGTGGCTCCGCCGCGACATCATCTGGTCGAAGCCTAACCCAATGCCCGAGAGCGTGACGGATCGGCCCACTTCGGCGCATGAGTATGTGTTTTTGCTGACGAAGAGCGCGCGGTACTACTGGGATGCGAAATCTGTTCGTGAGCCCCTGGCAGAGAGTTCGATATCCAGGCTCTCTCAGGACATAGAAAACCAGACGGGCAGCACGCGCGCGAACGGCGGAACCAAAACCAACGGCGCGATGAAGGCTGTGAGGCGATCGGACAAGCAACGAGGCCACAGCAGACGTCACGCCGGATTCAATGACCGCTGGGATGCGTTGTCAAAGGCTGAACAAATGGCGCTCGGCGCCAACTGCCGCTCCGTCTGGACCATAGCGACCTCATCACTGCCTGAAGCCCACTTCGCCACCTTCCCGCTCGCACTGGCCGAGCGGTGCATCCTGGCGGGTTCGGCCTCCGGCGACACGGTGCTCGATCCCTTCGGCGGCGCGGGCACTGTAGGCCTTGTCGCTGATCGCCTGGGGCGCCACGCCACGTTGATCGAACTCAATCCTGAATACTGCGCCATGGCCGAGCGGCGTGTGACCAAAGACGCCGGCCTCTTCGCCCAGGTCGCCACAGCATGACCTCCTTCCCCCTCGCCCGCCAGCAGTCCCTCGCGGCGCTGCGCGAGATGCGGAGCTCTGGTTGACGGTTTTGTGACCGTTAGCATATAAACATATGAAGGTTGGGGCGTTCAAAATGTCAGAGTCGAATAAGGCTGGTGTGTTCTTCGAACTATGCCCTGAGTTGAAACGAGCCGCCAAGGCTGACGCGGCTCAGCGCGGCATGAGTCTGCGCGAATGGTATACCGAGGTCACCCTGGACAGACTCTGCCGCAAGAAGGAAGAACCTGCCGGCGCGGAGTAGCGCAATGCTTCCCCCATCAGACTTCGCGGACGCGTTCCACGCCCACTCCGTGCCGAAGATTCAGCATCTTATCGATATCCGCGCCCACTTCGTAGGCATCGGCTTGTATGCCTTCGCGGACGCACATGCTGACATCATGGCCTATGCCTGCCGCCTAGGCGCCTCCCTGTTGCCAGAAGAACATCTCGACGCTCTGATAGACTGGACGCTCTCAGAACTGGCCGACGCGGCGGCGGAAGTCGAGGCGCAATGTGGATGACGCGAATCCCTTCTCCAAGCCAGCTAAACCGAGGCGCCGGAAGCGCGAGCCATGGGAACCGCCTGCACGCGCCCTGGTCAAGCAGCCCGTCATTCAGGAGATCAACGGGCACGACATCCATGCGGCGGACATCATCATGCCGCCTGGGTTCACCGATGATGCGCTGGGGCTAAGGTTCACCGAGACATTCGCCCCCGCGCTGCGGTTCGTCGCGGCGTGGAACCGCTGGATGATCTGGGATGGCAAGCTGTGGAAGAAGGACGACACGCTTCGTGTGTTTGACCTGGTGCGACGCAGCATGAGGGTTATCAGCGCTGAGGCGGAGGATCCCAAGGTCCGCGCGATCCTTTCATCCGCCAAGACGGTCGTGGGGATAGAGAAATTGGTCAGAGCCGATCGGCAGCACACCGCGCTTGCGGACCAATGGGACTCTGATCCGTGGATGCTGAACACTCCTGGAGGAGTGGTGAACCTCCAGACAGGCGAGATAGGCCCGCACGACCCCAGGCACCTGATGACCAAGTCCACGGCCGTAGCACCCTCAACAGATCGAGACTGCTCACAATGGCGCATCTTTCTGGCCCGCGTTACGGGGAACGACCCGGAGTTGGAGGCCTATTTAAAGCGCATCGCCGGCTATTGGCTTACCGGGCTCACCCGCGAACATGCCATGTGGTTCCTCTACGGCACCGGGCGCAACGGCAAGGGCGTGTTCCTGAACACCATACTCCGCATCATGGGCGACTATGCCATGACGGCCAGCCCCGATACATTCACAGAGGACGGGAAAGGTAAGCACTTAACGGTGCTGGCTCGCCTGCAAGGTGCGCGGCTCGTGGTGTCACAGGAGACGGAAGAAGGCGTGCCATGGGCCGAGGCGAGGATCAAGTCGGTGACGGGCGGCGACCCGATTACCGCGAACTTCATGCGCCAGGATCCGTTCACGTTCACGCCATATTTCAAGTTGGCGATCGCCGGCAACCATAAACCGTCACTGAAGTCGGTCGACGCCGCGATCCGGGCCAGACTCAATCTGACGCCATTCACGATCACCATACCGCCGAGCGAGCGCGATCCAGGCTTATCCGAGAAACTATGGCTCGAGGCTCCCGCCATCCTCGCGTGGATGATCGAGGGTTGCGCGGAGTGGCGAGATATCCGTCTTTCCGCTCCGGAGATCGTCAGCAAGGCGACCGACGATTATTTTGATTCGGAGGACGCAACCGCCCTTTGGATCGTGGACTGCTGTGAAATCGGCAAACAGCATCAGGCCATGAGCGCCGCGTTGTTCAGGTCGTGGACAGCTTGGGCGATAAAGGGCGGAGAACGCGCCGGTTCGCATAAGGCATTCTCCCGCGTTATGGAAAGACATGGTTTTTCAGCGGGTAAGCATACCAGGGATGGCACGCCGATCCTGGGTATTAGGTTGCTCACGAAGTCTCTGGACCTCGGCGTATAATCAAAACGTAGCCATTATTACAATGAGTTAGGAATAGTCTGTGACGGAGGTGACGGACTAGGACGTTACCCCGTTCCTGGGCGCGAGCGCGCCCGCGCGGGAATCGCGTCACCTGCGTCATTAAGTATACTACGCGCGCATACGCGCCCGCACATGCGAACGGACTAATGTCCCGGTGCGTCACCTCCGTCACGAGCGCGTATATGCGGGTTGACGAGAAGCAGTGATTGTGGTTATTGTGACGAATGATCGATATGCATACCCCTGATGTCCTCGATGGCTGGATTAATGAACACGTCGAGATGAAAAGGCTGGCATTGACATATGCTCAAGACCTTTTTGCCTCTTGGGAGGAATGGACCGCCGAAACCTTGGGTGTGGAATGTTGTTCCAAGAAGGCGTTTGGGCAGGCGTTGACCAGGCATGGGTTCGCCAGACGACACACACGCGTCGGGAGTGCTTACGCGGGGTTATGTTTGCGGCGTGCCTGACCTGTCTATCCCCTACGGGCTTGATACTGCTGAGCTTATGGTATCAGCCAAGAATGTGCTGCGCGGAGCCGCCTGTGGTTGTCGCTGCCCAGCCTGCGAACGGCCACTCGTGGCGCATCAAGGGGAAACCGACCGCGCATGGCATTTTCAGCACATGCCAGACGCGATCGGAGCCACTGCCGCCTGCGCGGCTGCTTATGAGACGGCAATCCACCGAAAGGCCAAGGATATCATCCTCGGGAATTCCAGTATCGTGACCCCAGCCCTGATGGCGCGATACGGCGACCGGACGAGGCAGGCTATCGCGCCAAAACGAACTGACTATACGCCGATCGCGGCCGAGTTATGGTTGGGTGACATCAGGCGTCGCCCGGACGTCATGGTAGAAACGGCCAACGGCAGACTCGCGATTGAGATCTTCTACCGGCACAGATGCCCGCCCGATAAAATCGCGGCGCTCGTAGCCGGCCGCGTGACGACAATCGAGATTGACCTGTCTGGATGTGACCGCGACGTCGTGAGCGATGAGACCGCGCTTACCGCGCTGGTTTTGAGATCGGCTCGGCGGAACTGGTTATACCACGCTGATAAGGATCGACTGGACGCCGATTTCGCGGCCGAGGTCGTAGAACAACACAGGCTGGCCGCCGAACGGGAAGCGGTTCGACGCACGGAAATGGCAGCGGCGGAAAAGAAACGCGCGGAAGAGCGTGCCAGGATCGACGCGGAGACAGAGGTCGAGAGAGAATCCAGACTTGCTGAGACGCGGGAGAAGGAAGCCGCGGAACGCGTGTTGTTTGAGCGTAAGCAGGCAGCACGGAGAGCATCTGAACGCGAAGAGAGCGAACGTAAGCGTGCCGAAGTAGACGTCGCTGCCAAGGTGCGCTGGCTCGCCCGCGATGATGCCAATGGCACTTCCCAACGCTGTCACGTCTGTGACAAAACGTATTCTCCATTCGGATACGGCCTTCCGCCAAAGGTGCCACAATGGGCATGCCGAGAACACCGCGAGGCGCCGGAACGCACGTGACCCCCGAACCCGCCCCATCCCTCCCGCCAGAGCCCGCTACGCGGTGTGTGGGCCTCGGCGCGATGCGTTTGCGCGTCCAGGCCGGGGCGCCTCTGAGAGCCACGCGGCGGTCACGGCGGCGATTGTGTTCGCGCCGTCCTCCAACCACCTCAGGACAGGCTCGGGGCACTGATACTCGCCCAAGGCCCAGCGACGCACCGTGCGCTCGTCCAGCACCAAGCGGCGGGCGAGCTCACGTTGCGACCAGCCGAGAGCGTCCAGGGCGGCTCGGAGGCGAAGCGCGGGGGTTGTCACGATACCTCCTGCACGGTCGAAACGTCGGTGCAATCGTCGTCGCCGGCCGCGTAATGCTCCGCCATGTTCCACGATGGCCCGGTCACGTTCTGGGCGCCAGAGGGAATGCCCGTGGGCGTGGTATGCCAGAAGCTACTCGCGGGAATCCCGGCGGAGTACCTCTCATGGCGGTGATCGCCCTAACACCTCTCACCACAATCCGCCTCCGCGACCCCGACCGCTTCCCAGACATCGGCACACGCACCGGGACCGTCCTCCGGATCGATACCGGCGTGGTGGTGCGGTGGCGTGGCATCGAGGGGGAAACGACGCTGCGGGCGGAGGATTTGGAGAGGGTTGAACCATGAGCTTCCTGGGTGACTTCGCTTTGTTGGTCCGCGCCATATGTGCCGGCTATCGCCACACATCATTCGTCCGGCCGGACTACCCGCACATCATCCCCGTCACGTTGCCGCCGCTCACCCCGGTAAACGATCCGCCCCTCCCGGCGCCAGTTATCCGGCGTGAGCCAAAGCCGCCGCGTGGCCCCAATCTCACCGAATTAAAGCGGGATCTGCTCGATGGTCTCGCGGATTATCTGATTTACATCAAGCGGCTTCGTAAAGCCGATCCCGAGGCGTATCGTACCTATCGCCGTGTAGGAGCGTTCATCACACGACTGGATACACAAGCGCACGCGGACAGATTGGAGCCCGGTGTGGTGAACCGCTTACCTATGTTCGGCGCGGTGTCGTTCATTATTCCCGAACGTAAAAGCAAGATCATCATCGGGAAAGATGGCTTGCCCACCGTGCCGGTCCGGTTCTCGTGGATGACCAAACTGGATCGTCCTGGCCATGACTGCGAGCGGCGCAACGGTGGCACGATTTACCGATGCACCAGCTACTTTGACGATGTGACGGACAAGAAAATGGAAGGTTCCGGGCATGGAGCGATCCAACAATATCTCGTTCACGTGGATGACGACGGCACGATCACCCCTCTGAGAATGCTGAAAACCGAGGAGCAGATCATTCGCCACAAAAAAGGGGAAGGGGCGGCGCGGAAGGGCGCTAATTTTACAGTCGTAAAGCATCAACGGTGGGGATTGCCCGACTTCGGAGACGATCTGGAAGCCTCGAAGCGCGCCGACCTCATCCGCTGGCTGTTTTGTTTCACCATGAACTTCTGGGTACAAGCCGCGACAGGCTCGATGATCCGCGTCACCGCGACCAAAGGCAATGTCGTTATGCCATTCGTGGTCGACGTGCTGGACACGCCGGGGTTCTTCTCCGACCGAGATATAACAATTACGCAAACCGGCGTAAAAAAGCGGATATTCCATATCGTTCGGCAACACGTTCGCGCATCCGGTCAGGTGGTCAAACTCCACTTTAGAGGCCTACGCGATTTCATTTGGAATGGATATAATATCAAAATAGTGGTCCCTGGCCGTGATGCACACGATCTGGCGGATTTCACGATAGCCGGGGTCCAGGAGGATGTCCCCCCCGAGGAGCGGCGGGAGGGGCAGGAATATTTCGACCATGTGGCAGATGGCCTTATCGCGGACGCGATCGGGGCGCCGCTGATGCCGGCCGAGGATTTGGAGATGGTGAAATGACCGACTGTCCCCGCTTCGGCAAATGGTTCGGCTGCCGCTTCGAGGCGCGATACGACCTCGGGCCGCCTGATCTAACCGCCTACAAAACCGTATCCGCCATGTCTCGGGGGGCACTGGAGATGCACAGGCGGCAAACCTACGTATGCGACATTTGCGTGCGATGTGGCGCGACGATCGAGCGGAACCCCTTGACACCGGAGCCAGCAGTATGCCAGACGCACAAGTGACCGGACCATCTGCCCAAAATTCGGGTGATGAGACGTGTGCGAACATTTCCGAGCCATGGTTCGTGGTCTATGCGAAACCGCTCCGGGAACGACAAGCATTGCACCGGATTCGTGAGGAAGGTCACATTGCATGGCTCCCCCTCGAAGCCCCCCCAAAGCATCGAAAAGTCGAGCGCGAACGTCTGAACCGGCCGCTTTTCCCCCGTTACCTGTTCGTGACGGCCTACCCTTGGCTCGTGGTACGCGACGCAGGCGGCCAGGAACTGGCACAGGTGCTGACAAGCCCCACGACCCGCAAGCCGCTGGTGCTACCCGATGGCTTGATCGATGGGCTCATGGCCCAATGTGGCCCAGGGGGTGTGTTTCACCCGCCAGAGCCGCGCGAGGTCCGTAGGAAAGACATGGTGCGGGTGGAAGAAGGTCCGTTTTCGCAATTCTCAGGCATTGTGCAGCGCACCACCCGCGAACGGGTTTGGATCCTGCTCAATCTGTTTGGGCGCTCATCCGAGGTTCCGTTTACCCGTGATCAGGTGGAGTTGGTCGCATGACCGACATCGAGCGAGAGCTTCTGGTCGCCATCGCCCTGATGCTGAGTAAGACCGCATCGCCGGCTGGCCGGTCGAGGCTGGAAGAAATCCTGGACCGCCTCGCGGCTGAATGCGCTGAAGCATCAAAGGAACCAAACTGACATGGCCCTTCCCCCGCCCCCGATGCCGCCCCCAGGCGCCGCCCCTCCCGGCGGAGGAATGGGTATGCCGCCTCCTGGTGTCGGAGGTGCCGCGGCAGGCGCTCCACCTCCGCCTGACGATACGTCGGACAGCGATGATAATGTGGTCCTCACAGTGACGATGGGCGCGGACGGGAGTTTCACCCTCTACGCAGGCGACGAACCCGAGGAAGGCGATACCGGAGACGAAGGCGATATGTCCTCTGACGACGTGGCCGCCATGGGGTCGTCCGGCGAAGGCCCGGCGCCGCAGACGGCGAGTTCGTTGGGGGAGGCGCTGAAAATGGCGGCTGACATCCTGAAGGCGGCACAGAGTAGCGCGGGCGGCGGCTCCGCTGAGAGCAACTTCGCGGCTGGGTTCCAGGGCGGTGCTGGTGCCATGGGCGGCCCGCCTGGGCCGATGGGAGCGCCAGGGCCGTGAAAGAATATCAATCACCGATAGGCCCGGAGTGGGTGGCGGACGTCCAGGCTGCAAACGAACGGTCGAAACAATTTACGCGCCAGATTAACGCCATTTCTTACACCGCGATTGCGATTTCCATCGCGTCAATATTTGTGACGATCTTAACAGTGTTTTTCCTCTGATGCCTGAGCGCGCCTACACAGTGGCCGAGATCGACCGGATGCGGCATGCGCTAGACCATCTGCGTATTTGGAACATTCACTTTCAAACAAACGAACACCTGCGGACCGCGATTTCGGCGGGCGTTGAACCTGATGAGCTTGTTGTCCAGGTTAAACGTGAAGCATTGGAGCGAAACCGGTACTATCGAACGACGGGAGCGGCTGCCATCGCGATTAAGCAGTTCCTCAATGCCTGAGTTCACCTCCACCTCCGTTCCCGAGCGCATCGGAAAATCCACGGGAGGCAAGATGCCGCCAGTTTCACAGGCCCAGAGACGCTTGGTTTACGCTGCCGCATCTCACAAAGGTGGTGTCGGTGGCATGCCGCAATCCGTGGCCAAGGAATTCGTCGCGACCGACAAACCAGGCAAGTTACCCGCGCGCAAGAAGGCTAAGCGGGTTGGGTTGATCAATCAGGCAGTGAGGTAGTGCGTGTCCGGCGGAAGGCCTACAAAATACCAGGATGATTACCCGAAGCAGGCTCGTCGCCTGACATTGCTTGGGTTGACCGATGAGGAAATGGCGACGTTCTTCGAGGTTCATGTCGATACAATTTACGAATGGGACAAAGTCCATCCCGAGTTTTCCGAGGCTCGCGCGCGTGGGAAAGAACATGCGGACGGGCGTGTAGCTGAGAAGCTTTATCATCGGGCGCTGGGTTATTCGCATCCTGAAGTCCACATAACGGCATTTCAGGGTGAGGTGCTTGTTACGCCAATCACGAAGCACTACCCTCCAGACACTCAGGCCGCATCATGGTGGCTGAAGAACCGGCAACCATCGAAGTGGCGCGACACACAGAGCCTCCAGAACCTCGATAAAAACGGGAACCCAACAGATCCCACCATCAACGTCTACCAATGGGCCAAACCCGAGGAGTCCAAGTGATGCCAGACATCGTCGAACGCATTGCCCATATCCTCGGCCATAGCCGCGCGGCTGGCGGATTGTCTGATCATGACGTTGCGTTGAACATCGCGCGGGAGTTGGATTTGGTGCCGCACGATCCGCCACAGAAGGCCGAGGAGCGGAAGTTCACCCCCTCTGACTCGCCATTGATGCAGCAGGCTGAACGACGCGCTTCTACGAAGCCAGACCAAGCCGCGACGAGCGGCGGCCGCGCGACGAAGGCGAAAGAGGCGTGACAGGCTTTGTGAACATCGCGCCCGAACTGGAACCGCGCGTGCGGGAATTTTACACGTTCTGCCCCGTATGGCGGTATTATGATCAGATATCCAGCTTATTGCCGAACGAGATTGGCACAGCCTGGAACACTCGCATTGTTGTGAATGATGACGGTATAACTGATTTCCAAAAGGTCAAAGACCTTATCATCCCCAAGATCAAATGGTCGGAGTTCGAACTGGCCGAACACGCCAGGATCGATCGCGACCAGGCCAGGGACAATGTGAAATTCTGGTGCTTCTGGGGGGGTCTGATGGTCGTTTTATTCCTGTGCGGTATGGGGATAATTGCCCTCAACTCCGGACACGCGTGCCGATGGTGAACTATAATATATTAGATTGGGCGCAACCAGAATGACCGAAACGACCACACTCGCCCGCCTCACCGAAGTCCTGCGCCGCGCTCGGATGCGTGGCGACTGGGATGACGAGAGTGTGGTGTTGGAAGTGCTGGCGGAGATGCGTGTGGGCGATGACGCGATGATGTTCGCGGGATCGAGGTCGTTGGAGAATGAGATGCAGGCGCCGTCCGCCACTTTGATGGGGGTTGGGTTTGCGGCCATGATCGACGCCATCCGCGCCGATGCCACCGAGCCTGCTACTTGCCCATTAACCGGATAATCCTGCCGTTTGCCCCGCGCGAGTGGCAGATCCCTCTCATCGAAGACCGTAAGCGATCCATGGTCGCGGTCGTGCATCGTCGGGCTGGCAAGTCCACCGCGTTCGTGTGGCGCGGGTTGAAAAAGGCGCTTACCGAGGATCGATCCCACATCCCCGAACGCCGCCGCAACCTGAAAGCGGATCCACCGCGCGTTGTTCATGTTTTGCCGGCGCAGGTAATGTGGCAGCGAACGGGGTTGTGGGACAAGGTCGCGCGGGCCGCCGAGATGATCCCCGGCGCGGTGGCGTTCAAGTCCGTGCTCCGCGTCGAACTGCCCAATGGTGGCATCTATCAATGTGGCGGAATGGACAAGCCTGATAGCTGGCGTGGTGGCTACGCAGACGAGGTGGTCGAGGACGAGGCCGACGACGTCATTGCCTCCGGGCTCGACATGGTTGTCGAGCCAATGTTGGCGGACTACAGCGGGTCTCGTATCAAGATCGGCACACCGAAGGGCAACGGGCGCCTTGCCGCCGCTTATGACGCCGCCGGCCATGACGATAACTCCTCACGATACCTACTTCCCTGGCAAGAGACTGGCGCGCTCGATACGGCCCAGGTGCAGCGCCTCCGCGAAACACTCGACGAGGAAGAGTTCGCGCAGGAGCTCGAGTGCAGCTTCAACGCCCCAAACTCTGGCTCATACTACGGCCGCTGGCTTGATGACGCACTGAAGCAGGATCGCATTACCCGCGTCACCTATGACCCAAAGCTTCCCGTCTACACGTGCTGGGATTTAGGGATGGACGCTTACACCTCCATCTGGTGGTTCCAGCGTAGCCCAGGCGGCGAGTGGCGGTGGCTGGAGTATTACGAGGACAACCGGAACGGTCTTGACTACTACGCGAAGATTATTCACCAGAAGCCATATGTTTATGGCCGCCATTTTCTGCCGCACGATATTGAAGTGCAAGAGTTGGGTACAGGAAAATCGCGACGGGCCACGTTGCAGGGATTAAATGTCAAGCCGATCAAGACGGTGCCGGCCGCTAATCCCGCCGATCGGGTTTCGGCAACGCGTATGATCCTGCCTCGGTCATTCTTCGACTCAAAGGGTTGTGAGGTCGGCTTGAAGCGGTTGCGAGCATATCGTCGGCAATGGAATGAACACATGGGCGTTTGGCGTGCCTCTCCCGTTGAAGACGAGTCCTGCCATGGCGCGGACGCGTTCGGCACCGGCGTCCAGGGGTCTCAGGATCCAGACCGCGAGGTTTTCACCCCCCACGTCTCCGCTTTCCGCCAGCCGACACGTGGGATGGGGTTGCTGGGTTAGGACTTCAACGCCGCGTCGACCATCGTTTCCCAACATTCCTTCGCGGCAAGATCACCGATCCGTTTCATGGAGCGTGCTTTCCCTAAGTGGTCGCGGCCTTGGTTTGACGGCGGAGTGTTCCCGCCCTTCATAAACATCATGTCTTCGGGTTCGCGCATGGCCTCGATCGCGGCACGGGCAAGGGCCATGAAATCGACGTTGCCATCGACAACGACCTCTCCGGGTGCAAATTCACCTACCCAGGTATCTTCGTCGATTGCTTTGTGTATCGCCCGCGCCACCCGCTCGATCATCTCAAACATTTCGGCCTCCCTTGAGCCACCAATCCTGCGCCGCTTCGGCATGAAACGGAAGACCTCATGACCATATTCCAATCCTTCCGCTCGACGGTGAACGGCTTCGTGCGCGGCCAGCGAGCGGCGAATTACAATGTGCTAGCGGACCCGATCACCGGCTCGCCTGTCGGCTTGCAGCACACGAATGGCAGCGGGCCAGATGGTATCTGGGTGCCGATCGACCTGACTGCTGGGCAGATCGCATCGCCAACGGCCGAGATGATCGCGGACCTGAACGCGGTCTTCCGTCTGAATGTCGCGCCGTACACGCGTTACCAGAGTAACGGGACCACACTGGTCGCTGTGTCCGCCGCTGGTAACGCCACGCTGAGCGCGACGCAGACGTTCACCGGGAACAATACGTTCAGCGGCACGACCACGGCCACTACTCTGGTAGCGACCACTTCCACGGTCACGACTGAGACAGTCACCACCTTGGCAGCCACCACAGCGACCGTGAGCGGCGTGCTGACCTCCAGCGGGACTCTGGTGGTGGCGACGGCCACACCGGCCTCCGCCGCTGCCGCTGGCACGGCGGGGACGATCGCATGGGACACAGGGTTCCTCTACGTTTGCACGGCCACGAATACGTGGTGCCGCGTGGCCATCGCGACGTGGCCATGACCGATAGCGAAGCAATTTCGACTGCTCGCGTGTATCGTTCGCGGGCCGGTAAAGCGTTCCCTTGGGTATATATCGAGGAACCCGCAGTCTGTCGTGAATGCGTCATCATGGTAGATTTCGGGGGCGGCCGTTCGCCGGTAGTATCCAGGGTATACGACCAAACGAAGCGGTGGCTCGGGGAACGTAACGCATGACCGATCCCGTCCCCCATGCGATGTATCAGGCCGTCACCGACAAGTTGACGGGTGAAATCCGCGAGAATCTCCAATTACGCGCCGAGGTTATCGCGTTGACCGCCGAAGTCGCGCGGTTGAACGGGGAACTGGCTAATATGTTTAACGATCCAGCCATTAATCCCAACTTTAACAACCTAGGCAACGCCACCCAGGCCAATCCCATAACACGCTCCAGCCGTCTCATGGGCGCCGCCGCGTAGTGAGCGCCACACTCGAAGACCTCGACGGACTGCCCGATGAGATAAAGCAACTCATCCAACCGCACCTCGAGCCAGACGAAGCGACGCTCAACACCATCGGCATCGAGATCGCCGCGAAGCGCGACGAAGCGGTGGCGGCGCGCAAATCCAGTGGCATCGAGGACGTTTGGCGCGACGCGGACGAAGCCTATCTCGGGATTGACGACGCGAACCGGCACGAATGGGTAGATGCCAAGTGGGCCAAACCCATGACGATGTCGGGTCCGCTCACCAGCAATCGCGCGGATGACAACGCGGACAAGCAATCGACCATATTCCTACTGCTGACCGCGCGTTACGTGGATGCTGGCGCGGCAAAACTGGGTGAAATCCTGTTGCCGGCAGATGACAAGGCGTTTTCCTTCTCCGAGATGCCGGTTCCTGAGTTGATCGACGCGAAAGAGGATGAGCGCGAGGTCATCCATAGCCAGATGGGCGTCCCGCTGACCCGTAAACCAGGGCCAGATGACCCGGCGTCACCGGACAGCACGCAACCAGGGCAGGGGCCTGGAGCCGCACCAACGCCCGTCCCGGTCAAGGTCAAGGACTTCGCCAACGAAGCCATCGAGATCGCCCGCAACGACGCCAAGGCGGCCGAGACGCGTATCTATGATTGGCTGGTCGCGAGCAAATACACCGCCGAGGCGCGCAAGGTCATTTTCGATGCGGCGCGGATTGGCGTTGGTGTGATCAAGGGGCCGGTTCCGAAGTCGCGGAAGTTCACCGCTCTGACGCGAGGCGACAATAAGGTCAAGGTTTTCTTCAAGGAAGAGATCAAGCCGGCGGTTACATGGGTGGACCCATGGAATTTCTATCCGGACGCGGCGTGCGGCGAGGACATTCAGGACGGCAGCCACTGCTTCGAGTGCGACTTCTTTTCGGCTCGTAAGGTCGAGGGGTTAAAGAAGGAACCCGGCTACATCAAGGCGCAGATCGACGCAGTGCTTGAGGAAGGTCCGGGCAAGGTCCGGGAAAACGGTTCGGAGTGGGAGCGAGGCCGAGACAAGACAAAGGATCAATATCAGGTCTGGTTTTTCTACGGCGTGCTAACCAAGGACGAGATGCAGGCAATCGACGCGGCGGCGAACAAAAAGCCACCGGCTGCTGGCTACACCGAGAACATCTACGCGATTGTGACGCTGATCAACGACAGAGTGGTCAAGGCCGTGCTCAACCCGCTGGACAGCGGAAAATTCCCCTACAGCATCATGCCATGGCAGCGCCGTTCCGGCAGTTGGGCGGGTAGAGGCGTTGCCGAGCAGATGCGGGCCGCCCAGCGCGTGGTGAACGGGGCCGCTCGCGCGCTGCTCAACAATGCCGGGATGAGCGCGGGGCCGCAGATCATTATCGACCAACGCGGGTTGCGGCCGGCCGATGGTAGCCGGGACTGGACGCTCTACCCCTGGCGGATATGGCTCACCACTGAGGACGCACCCGAGGGCGATGTCCGACAACTGATCAGCAGCGTTGAATTTCCCAGCACGACCGAGGAACTGGAGCGCATCATCCAACTCGGTGAGCGCATGGCCGAGGAAACGACATCGATTCCGCTGATTTCACAGGGGCAGTCGGGCGCCACGACCCCGGACACGTTCGGCGCGGCGCAGTTGCAGAACAACAATGCGAACCAGTTGCTACGCTCGATTGGGTATTCGTACGATGATTGCGTGACTGAGCCTCTGATCCATCGTTACTACGAGTGGTTGTTGCTTGATCAGGACGTGCCGAACGAGGAAAAAGGCGAGTGGCAGATCAACGCGCATGGCAGCGTGGCGCTGGTCGAGCGCGCCATTCAAGACCAGACGATCGGGCAAATGGGCCAACTGGTCGCCAATCCAATCTACGAATTCGACCCCGCTTTGTGGGCCGAGCAGTGGGCGAAGTCCAAGCACCTGAACCCGAAGGACTTCAAGTACACGCCTGAGAAGCTGGCAAAAATGCAGGCGGCGCCCCCGCCTGAAGCGCCACAGGTCACAGCGGCGAAGATCAATGCGGACACCGCGCTCAAGGTCGCGGAACTGGGCGCCACCGCCGACCAGCAGAGTGTGGCGTCGTCCGAGCGCATCAAGCAGGCGGCGAATGTGCTCGAGCAGGGCCGCATTCAGAGCGATCAGCACGCGACGGTGGTTGACGCGACGGTGCGGCTGCATGAGATTCAGGCCGAAGCGGAGAACACCATTAACCAACTGAAGGCGCAACTCGCTGAAACGACCATGAAGTTGCAGGTCGAGCAGCGGCTGAACGCCGCCAACCAGGCTGTTGACGTTCACAAGCACACGGTGGACAAGCGGGTTGACCTGCACAAACACTTCAACCCCCAGCCGAAGCCAGAGGTTCAGGTGCCTGGGCGGGCGCGAAATGGGCAGCAGGCCAGTCAGGCGGGAGCGTAGGAGCGGGACATGGCTGAGCTCACATGCAAGATGGTCCGGGATATCACCGCGAAGCTAAAGGCCGCCGCGAGACAGCCCGACGAGAACGGGATGATCGCGTTCCCCGTTCACCCTGATTCGCCGTTGGCAATAGGCGATCCGGTTGCTATTGCCATAATTGAGGACGCGCGGAAACGGGATGGAAAGGCTGGATATGAGTGAGGAATACAAGATCAGCAATAAGCGGGTGGACCAGTTCAAGGCTGCGGTTATTCGTGTCGCGGAGATGCCAAGGGAAGAACTGGATTGTGAAGACGATGACCAGATTCCTCCCCCAGCAAAGGAACTTTTGGCGCTGTTCCCTCCGGTGACGGTGATGGCTGAGGGCGTGTGGCCACCCCCAACATGGCAGGGGTGGGTCGAGACGCCCATCACGCCGGAGATGATCGCGGCTGGACTCGCGGCTATGAGTGACGACCCAATGGTGACCGACCGTTATGATGCGGAACGTCTCTACCGCGCCATGGACGCGCACCGGCCCGTAGAGTTTATCAGTGATGCGACAATTCTAATGCGCGATACGATAGAAGCAATCCGCGCGTTGAACACCACCCTCCACGACGAATTGAAGGCGCGGACGGATGAGCGGGATGCGGCGCTTGCTTTGATTGAGGCAAACACTGACGTATTCGAAATGATGGACGATCAACGCTTAGCCCTCGAAGCCCGCATCCGCGAACTGGACGACCTCCTAGCCCAACGCCCCGCGCCCGTTCCCGATACCCCGAAGCCGGTGCATGACTTCACGCGGGTTGAGGGTGGGGACCGGCGGATGCTGGGCCGATGACTGAAGATGAAACCCTCGAGGAAATGCGTAAGTTGAACTTGCTTTGGCTAAGCGTTCCTTGGGCTACTTTCAACGAAAAGCCAGACTTTGCCCTCGGCACAGTGACACTCTTCGAACATGGGTGGGAACTGGCGGAATGGTGGCCTATTACGGACTCCGGAGGCGGGAGGTGAACGACGAACGGATAAGGGCTCTTGAACAGGAAGTCGAGCGTCTTAGCCGTTTGGTTTCGCATCTTTCTTTGTTCCCAGACTTCATCAAATGGATTGAGCAATGCGATTTGGATCAATCGTATCCTGATTGGCAGGAGATCGTGGGTGCGCCAAAGGACAAGTTCAGTGGCCCACGCGACACTCCATATCGGGAGTGGCTGGAAACGAAATCCGAAGCATACCAGCGCACAATGAGCCGGTCACAGTCCGCCGCTGATCTCGCCTTATCAATCAAGATGTTCGAACGTGAAACGGGCAGTAAAACCTAATTGCCCCCCAGCGTCCCACCACCCTTCACTCTCACCGCCGAAGACCGCCAGTCCTCCCTCTGGCGCCGGCTTGAGGCCCATCTCACCGACAAACTGGCACGTGCGCGCGGTCGCAACGATCACCCCATGCCAGAAGCTAATACCGCATCGATACGCGGTGAAATCAAAATCCTGAGCGAACTCATCAAACTCGGGACACCCGGCCACATGACCGGGGAATAACGGGGCGACCGCGAGGCCATACCCGCCTGATGGAGTAACCAATGAGCGAAACGACAACGAGTGATACCTCGCAGGCCGATGCCGCGTTCGGCGCTGGCTTCGAGGGTAAGGAAACTGCCGCACCGGTTGAAAATAAGTCTGATCCCGCGCCATCGACGGGGGATACGACAGAAGCAAGACCGGAATATGTCACGAAAGCCGAACTGGCCGAGATCAGGAAGGCAATTGAAGACGCCGCCAAGACCTCTTCCAAGGCGTTCGGGACCGCCGGCAAAGTCCAACAGCTTGTCAACGAACTTCGGGCGCAGGCCGATGGCACACAGACCAGGACCGCGTCAGAAGCCCTCGGCAGGCTAAAGGGCCAGTTTCCGGAACTCGGTGAAGCCATCGAGGCTGTGATGGCCGGTCAGCCAAAGCCTCAAACGATCGATGACGACACGTTCCAGAAGAAGGTCGCGGAAGCGACCAACAAGCGGGAGATGACCTATCTCCTGGAGGACTACCCAGACTGGCAAAAGATCGTTGGCTCCCCGCCAACGCCAGGTCATGCGCCCGTCGAAACGCCGTTCCGCCAGTGGCTCGCCGGAAAAGACGAGAACTACAAGGCGCGGCTTCTCGAAACAGATTCCCCGGCTGACATCGCACGCGCGATTCGCCGGTTCCAACGCGAAACAAAAGCGCCAGCGAGATCGACTCCGCGACCCGTCACCGATGACCGGGCCGAGCGGCTGCGAGACGCGGTGCAACCCCGTGGCGACAGTGCCGCCGCTCCATCAACCAACCCGCGCGAGGACGCCTTCGCGGCCGGATTTCGCGGGCCATCCTGAAAGTTAAACTCCGATGCCCATGCAAACCTATTCCTCTCAGCAAGCCCGAATTGACAAGTTCAAGGGGGCTATTCTCCGTCATGCCACGCCGCGCGAAGTCCTCAGTAAAATGGGGCGTCAGGTGCGGATGCCGCAGAACAACAGCAAGACCTATGTCGCACGCCGCTGGCTTCCGTATGGCGCCACGAGCACCGACGCGAACACGATCAACCGATTCTTCGCTGACGCCAACGGCGACCGCGGCAACGTCATGGTGCAGGCGCATCAGACACAAGAAGGCGTGACGCCGCCGCCCGACAGCATCACGGCACAAGACTATTCTGTCGTCATTCAGCAGTATTCTTGTCTGTATGGATTTACAGATCAGACGTATGACATGTATGAGGATGACGTCCCCGAGGCTATGTCAAAGCAGATCGGGGAACGCGTTAATCTCGTCAACGAAATGATCATTTATGGCGCGTTGCGTGCTTGCACCAATCAGTATTTTGGTGGGACCGGCACGACGATCGCCACGGTCAACGGCGCGTTGACCCTCAATCTCGTGCGGAAAATCGCGCAAGGTCTGATGGCCAATCACGCGGACATGATGAACACCGTTCTGAAGCCGTCACAAAACTTCGCGACGGAAGCCGTGCCGCCTGGTTTCACCGTGGTTTGCCACACGGACCTGGAGCCGGACATTCGCGATATGCCGAACTTCACTCCGGCGGAGCGATATGCGTCCGGCACGCCGATGATGAACGAGATCGGCGCGGTCGAGCGGTTCCGGTTCATCACCACGCCGGATCTGCCGTCGCTCCAGAATGCCGGCGCGGCCCAGGGTTCGACGGGCCTCTACTGCACGACCTCGACGACCGCTGTTGACGTGTATCCGGTCATCGTTTTTGGGCAGGACGCATGGTCGCAGATCGCGATTCGTGGAATCGGCGCACTGGACACGACGTTCATTCTTCCGAGCGAAAAGTCCAAGTCTGATCCGCATGGTCAACGCGGCTACAGTGGCGCCAAGTGGTACAAGGCGGTGTTGCTGGAAAACCAGGGGTGGATGGCGATTGCGAATGTCGGCCGGAAGGCTCTGTAAGGAGACCTTCCATGATCGACACAATCACGCACTTTCTGGAGGCAATCACGGAGGGGCGGTGGCGTAATGCCATTCGCTCCGTCGTGGTGCCCATTGGCGACCGGTATTCGACGCAGGTCATCAATACGGCCGGCCTTGTGATCGACGCCGGTTCGGTGACAGCGAAAATCGGAGCGGCGGACTTCTACGCAATGGCAAAGGGAGTGACGATCACTATTGCCGCCGGCACTACCATGCCGGTGTTGACGGGTCTGAATGTCACGGCCACGCGGTTCAACGTGTTTTGCTTCTTCGCTGATTCCGCTGCCGTCGTGACGGTAGCCATGGGCACCCAAGGCACCTCTTGGGCGACCGTGGTCTGGCCGCCATTCCCGCTCAACAAGGTGCTGGTGGGAGGCTTTCTCATCAATTACGCCAGCACTTTCACCGGCAATACGACACATCTCGATACGGCCGGCGTCGTTTACTTCAACGGCGGCGGCCCCTTCGATCCCTCTGTTCTCGTCTAAGGAACAATCAATATGGTACTTCCTGTCCCCTCTCCGGATACCCGGAGCTTCGCGAACGCGGCTTTCGTCGCCGGAACGACCTCGACTTACACGACTACCGTCACCACGGCGGGCATCATCAACGGCGAGTGGATCACGCCGCTCGTCGCGCAGACTGCTACCGCGACACCGACGACGGACGCGAATACTGGTGCGGCGTTCAATGCGTTACAGCCGACTCAGTGTTGCGCTATTGTGTTCGGCACGAACAAGGCTGGTGCGATCAAAATGTGCCAGGGGCCAATCATCGCGACGCTGGTTGGCGTCACGACCACGGTTGGCGGTTTCTTGAACGCTCCGCAGTTCCCCTCGTTGCCTGACGACTTCTGCCCCATGGCGTATACCATCGTGCGGACAGCGCCGTCAGCAGCCGCCTGGACGCCGGGAACGGGGTCATGGACGGCGAGCGGGGTTAGCGCCACGACGTTCCAGAACTGCTCGACGTTGCCTGCGCGGCCGCAGATCGCTTGATGAAGAGTGTCGCGGGGCGGCTTTTGCACTCGGTTGGCCGTTCCGAAGGTCCACTGAAAGCCGCGTCCTGGACCAGATAGACGCGAACCCGCGACACCCCTACTTACCAATGAAAAAGTGCAGAGTAAAGCGTCGCGAGTTAGGCTTATGGCCGCGCGTAACGCCTAACCGAGACAGGAAGCCACACCGTGGTCTGTTTTCCTGTGCGCGGCCTCATTACCGCGACACCCTTCTCTACCAATGACCCGCCGCCGACACAAGCCACCTAACCTACCCATGCGGAGCGTATTCATGCCACAAGGCCGAGAACTGAACAGCGCGAACGAGCCGATTGATCAACTGCCCCCCATTGGGGCAATCGGTCGCAAGCCGGACGTTATCGCGGTCGAGACGATTGAGGACAACGACTACCTGGAACGGCTCAAGTTTGCCGAGGAACCGGTCACGATCTGGATCGAGGAGGGCCAGGAGGAGAATGCGCCGCGCACCGTTGGCCCGATCCAGGTCAACGGGACGGGGGTCGAGGTGTTGATCAAGGGTCAGTGGGTCGTGTTCACTCATCTACCGGTGAACACGCAACTGGTCATCAAGCGCAAGTATCTGGCGCTCATGCTGGGATCAAAACGAACCCGTATCACGCACGTTCAGGATCACGCGGAGGCCGATTTTTCGCAAATGAACGTCATGCGGCGTCAGACCTCGGCCGCGATGTCGGTGACGATCTTGCTGGACGAAAATCCGCGTGGTCGGGCGTGGATGATGGAATTGACGCGGCGCGCGGCGTGAACTTCCTCCAACTCGCACAGCGCGCGGGGGTCGAATGCGGCATCTGTGAGCGGCAATCAGTCGTCACGGCGTTGCCCTCGACCGTGGGCGCGACGGGCAGTTGGGGGCGGGTTGTCGGGTGGATCAATGACGCCTGGACCGACGTGCAGATGGACTGCCAGCAGTGGGACTGGATGCGGGCGAGCAACATCCTCCGACTGAGCACAAGCGCGCCTCTCGGCTCTCCCACCGCTGGCGCGCAGTTCGTGCCCCTTGCCGGTCAGGCCACATGCCCCCTTGGCATCGGCGCGGGCACGGTCGGCATTGATCCGGAGACATTCGCGGAGTGGGATGAATGGTCATTCCGGAATTACACAACCACTACGGGGTTCACCGACGAGATCGCGATGGGATCGGTTTCATTTGATCGGTGGCGTAATAGTTGGATGATGAACGCCTCACGGACTGTTCAGACGCGTCCCACTGTTGTCGCGATCGGCCCAGACAAATCCGTG